GTAACGGAAAAAAATTGTAACTATTCAGAGGCTATAAACTACATCAAAGCCTTGAATTATAACGCTAAAAAGTCAATAGGTTAAAAATTAAAAATTCCGTAAAAGTTAGGCTTTTTTATCTTAGTCAGTTTATAAGATACGGAACAAACAAAGGTTTTTAATTACCTAAAAAATTAAAAAAAGTTCTTAGTACTACAAAAATGATTTTTAAAACTTTGGTTTTTATGCAATTGCTAAAAACTACTAAAAAAGTTTATCACGTCTTTACAATAGTAAGGCAAGAAAATCAAGTGCGGATTTATTGGAAATTTTACAAAGTATGGTTTTTTAAAAACCTAAATCGTTAAGTTGAGATACTTAAATACTTAACTACATTTAAATAAATGGCGTTTATTAATAAAATAGTATTGACGCTATTTTTATTTAGTTGTTTATTTATGTAGTGTAAAGAAAATATAAATATACGTATGGTTACTTTATGCAGTGGTGAAAACTGGATAAATTAGGGTTCGATTCCCTTTGTATATTCTAAATTATAAAAAAATGAATGATTTTAAAAACCAAGTTAAAATCGCCTTATTTATAAAGGTGGTTATTATTTTATTAATCTTAATACAAATTTAATTATGAAAAGTTCAGACAAAAATCAAAAAAGAAAAGTATTAATTGAAAGATACAATCGTTTTTACGACTACTTAAACAAAGGAATGTTTAATGAGTCAAGATTGCATACAATAGGAGACTGTTTAAATAAAATAGAATATCAAATATTACTATTAAATAAATAATTATGAACAAAATGTATTTTATTTCTGTAATATTATTTGTAATGGTATTACTTATCGGTCTATTCAATAGTGAATTAAGACTAACAGACGGCTATATGTTTGTGTTGGTATTATCTGTATTCAATATGTTAATATGGATAGTAAACGAAGTAAGAAACGAAATTAAAAATTAACTAATCGTGTAAAGATAGACCCTATTTTCTGGGGTTTATCTTGCTTTAAAAAGTAATCAAATGAAAAAATTATTATTATTATTATCGGCAACCATTGGGGTATTATCTGAGAATGGTTATGTAATTGCATTATGTATGGCAATTTGTGCCTTACTTATTTATTTAGAAACCAAAACCGACCGAGAAGATGCGAAGTAGAATTAAAAAACTAACCGATAAAGAAATAGAGTTAATCGGTCTATTAGAGGAACGTAAAGCAACTTTAAAAGAAAAAGTAATACGAAGTATAGTAAGCGAAGGAATGTCTTTTAAAAACGCTAAAAAGGAATTGAAATTTAGAATAAAAATATCTTGTATAAAGAGAGAGATACAACAATTAAACAATTAATCACACTCAACTTATGGAATATTCAGAATTATTAAGGGAAGAACTGCAAAATTGCGGAAAGATAAACGTCTTCGAGATAGAAGTATTAAATAAAAAAACGAACGAGGAAGATTATGTGGTTTTTGATATAGAAATAATAGGAAACCAATTTAGAGCTTATCACATACCATTAACAAAACAAGAAGTAAAGAGCCAAAAAATAGCTTTTGAATATGTAGAAGTGTTCGAAGATTGGTCTTTAGATGGACACTTGCAAGATCTTTATGACGCATGTATGACCGCTATATTAGATAGCGAATTTTACGATTTAGTATAAATAAACAACTTTAAAATTTAAGAATTATGAAAACAGTATTTAGCAATTCAGATTTAGTGCACACATTCGCACAAAGAAGCCAAAGTGAGGGTAGAACATCTAACGGAGGGATGTTTTTTAGAGACAATAAGATATATTCTTATGGACATCACTACCTACTAGGAGAATTTATAGATGAAAAGACTATTGTAATTAATGACAAAGGTTATTCTTCATCTACTGGAAAACATATTAGTATGCTAAGAAGTGCGACAAGGCAATACAGACAGATATTCACGACAGATACAGATATTAAACAAGTTAAGTATAGAATTGACGAGAACGCAAACAAATTAAAGACTGCTAGGAAACCTGAGAAGTATATAACCGAAATAATTAGAGACTTCGAGAACTTAGACGAGCACCTAAAAGAGTTTAAGAAAGTAAACGTAATCAAGTCGGATGAATACAAAGAAATTAAAAAGATCTATTCATCACTTAAGAAAGACGAGGGCAAGTATATTGAATTAGCAAAGGAAAGAGGCAAGGAAGAAAAAGAGAAAGCCATTAAGTTATTCAATGAGAAGTTAAATAAGTTTTTCAATTACGAGATAGATAGAATCTATGACAATAATATAAAAGAAGACTATCTAAGAATATCTCAAGACGGCACACAAGTAGAGACCACACAATCTGTAAAGATAGATGTTGATGACGCTAGAACTCTATATCTAATGATTAAGGCAGGAAAAGATATTGCAGGAGAAAGAATAGGTAGCTACACAGTTAAGTCTTTAAATGGACACTTAACAGTAGGGTGTCATAGTATAAACGTGAAGAACATGCACGAAGTAGGATGTAAATTAATATAACTTTAAAATTTAAGAATTATGAGAACAATTGTAAAAGAAGAAATCATCTACTCATGGGAAGATGTAAAGAACAACCCAGAATTTCTGGAAAAAGTATTAGATAGGCATAGAGATATAAATACGTTAGATGATTGGTGGGATTTTGTTTACGATGACTTCGCACAAGAAAATAAATATTTCAATGTAAAAGATATGTACTTTAGTGGTTTTTGGAGTCAAGGAGACGGAGCTATGTTTGAGTATAATTATATAGATGACAGACTAAAGTATGAATTTATTGATTCTTTAAACTTAACACCAATGCGTAAAAAATGGCTAATAAACAATGCTAATTTTTATGGGAAAGGAAAGCATTCTGGCAGATATTATCATGAGAATAGTTGTGACCATAACGTAGGATGTGAAGTAGATAATGGAGACATATTATGTGGAACAAACTTTAGAAATTGGATAGAGTCATTTGATGATTTATTTAGTGACTTCGTAATAGATAGATATAAAGATATGTGCTTAGAGTTGTATAACAAACTAAGTAAAACATACGACTACCTACATAGCGACCAATCAGTATGCGACACACTAGAAGCAAACGATTACGAATTTGACGAACAAGGAAATATAATTTAATCACACTCAACTCATGGAAAAACTATTAAGATTAACAGACAAAAACGGAAAAACAATTCTAATTGGTGTCGAAAGCATTATAAGTGTAGAAGATGTCACTAAAAGTGGAGAGCCACAACTTACTAAGATATTCAGCAGATCAGCTATGGCTTCAAGCTATTGGGTAATAGAAAGTGTAGAAGAAATATACAAACAATACAAACAATAAACATTTAAAAATTAAGAATTATGAAAACAAGAGTAGAAAAAATTGAAGACTTCTTAAGAGGTCTTAATGTAGAAAACCTAGACATATTAGAGTATGTAGATGTTGAAGAAGTAAACGATTTCGATGATGTTTACGAGGCTATTGACAACGCTAATGGCTTCGATGTGGAGATTATCTATTACGGAAGTGCTATGGAATACCTGACGCAAAACGATACGTCATTAAGTCAATCATTAGAAATAGCAAATGACATAGGTTATGAAGTAAGCAGTCTGAGTTCAGAAGTATTGGCTTCACTATTGGCTTCTAGTAAATGTAGAGAAGACTTCCAAGAATTAGAGAGAGAGATAGACGACTTCTTTAATGATCTGGAAGATGATGAGGAAGAAGATGAAGAAGATGACGAAGAAGATGAGGAAGAAGAAATATTAGAATACTAGTATATGAATTTAATATTCAAAGTAAGCAACGAAGAATGGGAGGGAAGATTGTATATAAAAGGAGAGCTCGTTACTCTCCTTGCTTTCTCCTTAAAAGAATTAATTAGACAAGCAGAAGATTTTTATGGTATAAATCTTCTCGAGAATCTTAACTAAAATAAATAACTATGGAAAGTGATTGTTGTGGAGCTCCTGAATGGATTGAGGGAACTGGTATTTGTGGCGAGTGTAAAGAACACGCTGAATTTGAAGATATAGATGATTACCCAAGAGATTAATTAAACAATTAAATATTAAGCATTATGATAGTATTAGAAGAAAGAAGAATAGTATACTGTTCAGGAGATGACAGAACTATATTAATTTTAAAACAAGGAGACGAAGTAATTGGTCTCAACTATTGTCAAGGAGAGGTTGACATAAATTGGTTTAAGGCTAACTACGGAGACATAGAAGAAGACTTATCATTCTTCTATAATGCAATAGCACCTTACTTAGGAGGAGAGACTGAGGTCGATAGAATAAACCAAGCAATATGGGCACACTTTGAATACAGAAACCTTAAAGACCAACACCAATAGATAATTATGAAACCAATTAAACACACTGCACACTACAAGAATTTCGATTTCGATTTCTGTTACAACTATACCCCAGGTAGGAAAGCTACTTGGGAAGACCCCGAAGAATACGAGGAGTTTGAGATATACGATGTGACATTAAATGGTATTGATGCGGACTTTCTTTTAGATAGTCAAAGAGATGAGTTTGAAGAAGAAGTTATTAAACAATTAAAAGATAATTAACATGAAGAAGTATATTTTAATATTAGTTGGGTCGGTTTTTATTTCAAGTTGTACAGATGTTGATGATGTGCCAAAAGATTGTAAATGCAATAGAGTAGTAGAAGTTCACAGCTTTACACTACCTGACAGGAGTACGTTCGGAACGTACATCTCAATAAACGACTGCACTGGAGTACAAAGACAAGGACAATGGAAATACGAAAATAATAAACCAAAGAAAGGAGACTGTAAATAATGGAAACTAAACAAGAATTACTAGCGTTTTTACAATGGATAAGCGAAACACCTAAACTATATCAAGAGCCTGATGGATGGTCGTTTTATAATGTAGAAATGACTGATGAAATGTTAGTAGAGATGTATATGAAGCATAAAAATTTAATTTAATCACACTCAACTTAAGAATTATGACAACAGTAGAACAAGCTAAACAAGTATTAAGAGATAATGGGTATAACGTTGATAATATTTGGCATATAGACGATGTGTTACAGACTTATGATTGTACAACAGAAGAAGCTCAATCTGTATTAGATGCAGCATTAAGCAGTGATTACATAGTAAACGAGATCTTTTCTTGGATAGATAGGTACGCAGAAAATTATGGTTTAACAGAAAAATTAGAAAAATAAATTAAGAATTATGAGTTTTAAAATAGTAAATGGTCGATGGGTAAATCAAAACAACGATAAGCTAAACCCAGTGGAAGCAGTAGAGTTTGAATCATCACTACTTAGAGTAAGATACTTTGCAGGAGATAAACGATTGTCACATGAAAAAATAAATGTAATGATGGACATACTAAACTCTGACGAAGAAACAGACAGAACATTATCATTCGTAGTAAACAACAAAGAAATAGCTAACAAAATCTTTAATTAAAATGGAAAATAGAATAAATAATCTACAAGAATTATCAAAAGAAATTAGCCTTGACCTATTTTATTCAATAAGTTTCTTTGCATTATCTGAAACTTCATTACAAGGAAAAGCAAGTGAAGCGTTAAATGAAATTACCTCATACTGCAATGACGATTTTAAATACAGTAATGGAAATCTAGTAGGAAAGTTTGAATATAACGGATACAATTACAGGGTAGTATTAACATTTTAATTATAAAATCATGAGACAACAAATATTCATAAACGATGAATATAATTTCGACTACGAATTAGTAGATGAAAACAAGCATACTTTATATTACTGTAATTCAGAAGAATGGCTTATATCCCTTAGAGGAGAGATAGCATTTCAAATAGCAAACACTGGAAACGGATTAAAAATTACAACTAATCTTTACTCAGAAGATAAGCTGAGCTATTGTGAATCTGAAATGCTTTTAATATTGCTAAAGATCATTCATAATGATGAAAGATACGAAATAGCACAAAAAAGATTGTTATAAACACTTGGTATTTAAACAATAATTAACTAAATTTACACAGTCAATAGCGGACAAGACTACAAAAAGGTACGCATTTAAACATATATACATTATGGCAGCAATTTGCACTGTAAAAATCGACTTGAGTAAAATTGACAAGTCTAAAATCTACAAAACAGAAAAAGGAAGCTCTTATTACGAGTTCACATTATCAATCAATGATAAGACCAGTGAATACGGAGACAACATCTCAGCAACAGAGTCACAGACTAAAGAGCAACGAGATAACAAAGAAAAGAAAACATTCATTGGTGGTGGTAAAGTTATTTGGGTAGGAGATGGTATCTCAGTAGCAGAAAAGAGAGGTTCACTTACTACTGCTTCAGCACCTAGTGATGATTTACCTTTTAATTAAGGGTTTTCAGTAATCCCGTAATAATAAAACTGATAATTTAAAACAATTAGAATGGTAGTTAGTTTACCATTCTAATTTTTTTTATTAAATTTGTACCATAACCATAAATAAAAACAAACATGGAACAAGTTAAGAAATGCTTTAAGTGCAATATATCTAAATCTCTATCTGATTTTTATAAACATAAAAAAATGGCTGATGGCTACTTAAACAAGTGTAAGGAGTGTAATAAAAAAGATGTTAAAAATAATTATTTAGAAAAGTCAAATGATATTAACTTCATGGAAAAAGAAAGAGCCAGGAATCGTGAAAAGTATTATAGATTAAGCTATAAAGAATCACAAAAAAATTGGGATAAAGATAAAGAATGGAAAAAAAGCAGTGCGTACAAAAATTTAAGAAAAAAGTTTAAAGAAGTTCCTGACACGCATCATTTACACCACTGGAATTATAATGATGAATATATAAGAGACATAATAGTTATCGAGAGATTCAATCACAGAAGAGCTCATAACTTTATAGTTGTCGATGTAGAGAAGAAAATTTTTAAAACACTAGAAGGAGATTTTTTAGACACAAAAGAAAAGCATATGTTACACTTAATCAAAAACGGAATATCTTTTGAATAAAGTTAATTATAAACAATTAAACAATTAAAACTTAAATATTATGGCAGTTAAAAAAGAAACATCTCAAGAATTAACATTCCAAGAAAAACTATCTAACATTCAATTTGAATTAAAATCTCCTAAGTCTCAATACAATGCTTTTGGAAAATATAAATTCAGAAATTGCGAAGACATTCTTGAATCTGTTAAACCTTTATTGAATCAAAATAAATTATGTATGTCTATATCTGATGACATCGTAGAAGTAGGTGGTAGAATATATGTTAAGGCAACCGTTAGAATCTACGATAATACTTGCGAGGAAATGTCTACTGCATTCGCAAGAGAAGAAGAGAATAAGAAAGGAATGGACTCAGCACAATTAACTGGTGCTACATCATCATACGCTAGAAAGTATGCGTTGAATGGTATGTTCTTAATTGATGATACTAAAGACTCTGATGCTACTAACACGCATGGTAAAGAGTTAGAGAAACCATCTGCTCCAGTAAGGTCTAAAATATCTGACTTAAACAAAGTTAAGACTGCATTAGAAAACAACAGAGAAGCTGTCTTATCTCAATTAAGAACAAGCTATACTATGACATTAGAAGAAGCAAAATATATTGGTCTTACAGAAGAAGAGATTAAAAAACAAGCAGTTAAATAATTAAACATTATAGGGTTGGTTTATCACAATCAACCCTTTTAAAAATTAAAACTTATGACAGTATACAACAAAGACTTCGGATTTAGTTCATTAGATATTGAGAACTGCAATACATTGAAAGAATTAAAAGATTACAAATATAAAAACTACCAAACAATCTCTAAACTTGAATTGAGAGAACAAGACAAGATCAAGTCATCAAGAGAAGGTAATGATTTAGAAAATGAATTTCAGTACATAAAAATCAAGAAGGCTTTGATAAGTATGAGACTATTAGATAAGATAATAGAGCACCAAATTGAAAATATCAATAACAATATAATTTAATTATTATGGAAACTGTGTGTTTAATTGACGCTGATAGCTTGGTCTACAAAAATATAGAAGACCTCAATGAATATAAAGATAGGATTGATGAGATAATGTCTCAGATAATACACGAGACTGGAGCTACTCATTATAGAGTTTTTCTTGAGACACCTGGTAACTATACTTTTAGAAAAGCATTATTCACTGACTACAAAGCCAATAGGGTCAACAAAGAACTTCCGTTTAACTTTAAAGAGATTAAAGATTATATGATTGAGGTTTACAATCCACTGTTAAGCATTGGAGTAGAGACCGATGATACTATAATAAGCACAGTTAAATACCTTAATGAAAACTACCCACTAACTGAAGTTATAATAGCTGCAAACGACAAGGATTATCAAACATTCCCAATAACTTATTATGATTTATATTATGCACGTTTCGCAGAGATTAAAACTATATCTAAAGAGGAAGCTGATTTCAACTTCTGGCTTCAGATGGCAATGGGAGATGGAGCAGATAATGTCAAGGCTATACCTAACATTGGAAAGGTTAAGGCAGGTAAGATGCTAAAGGACTCTACAAACCTATTTAAAACGGTTTACAGACACTACTACATACATTATGGTAGAAAGTCTAGGGAAATGTTTTTCAAGGCTTATACGCTCTTAAAATTGAGAGACAATGTAAAGCCATGTAGAAAGTTTGATGAAGCTATATTCTCTGAGTAATGGCAAAAAGAAGAGCCAAAGTGGTCTTCTCCCCTAATGAAGAAGATATTGAAACCATTATGTTTGTAATTGAAAATGTAATGGTTGGTTTTTCTCCAGAGAGAGTAGATAATTACAGAGATGCTTATTATTTAGCACGAACAAATTTAAAGAACTTTGATTGTAACTATGCAAGAATAGATACCACAAAGAAAGATACGCCTAGAAATAGAGTTGTATTCAGCGAAGAAGATGTATGGAAAGAATTACTTAAGAATTATAAAATTATAAAAGAAAAATGGATTACAAACACGTCAAAGAAACAATAGAAAGTTATTTTGGAATAGATGATATATTCTCAAAATCAAGAGAGAGAAACTTTATAGAAGCAAGAGGATTCTTCAATAAAATCCTATATGATTCAGGACTTACTCAACAACAAGTATCTGATATATCTAAGATGAATAGGACAACAGTTCTGTTCTCACTAAACAATACAAACAACCTAATAGAATTATATGAGCCATATAGGACTCAATACGAAGAGATAGTTAAGTCACTTGATGATGATGACTTCTCAATTAGAACAGTTGAACTAAGGTCTGTTCTTAAATCTAAGAAAGGGATATTGAACATAGAGTCAGACTTAATCAATTGGTTTTCTAAATACCACGCAAACATTCAGTCAAATGATGTTAATTAAAGACTTACTATTCTTTGTTTATGTATATGCAATTATGTTCTTGATAGTATCTTTTTTTATCACAATCAACATTGCGTTAACAGATAGTCTTGATAAGTTATTATTTGCACTATGTGTTCAGGCAAAGGCATTAATTATTGCTTTGTGTTTAAATAGATTTTTATTTTAAAAATATTTTTGTATATTTGCAATGTTATTTGAGGTGAGAGACAAATAACTATATATCGGAAAATTAATAAACAATCTCTTAGATTGAAGGCATCTCTCACACAACTGCCTGATTTCTAAGGGATTTTTTGTTTTAAAAAATATAATAAAATGATTGTAGAAAACCACAGAAACGCTTTCCCAGAAATTATTGAGTCAATTTTAATGTTAGCAAGACCAAATGATATAGATTGTATTTTTTCTATTAAAAACCACGAAGGTAGTTTGGAATTAATTTTTAAAGAAATGCCTGATTCAGACTTCGTCAACTTAATAAAATCTATTTGGTTTTATTCAGAACAAAACGAAAACTATTCTTTAAGTGTACTAACCACTCTTGATTTTTAATAAAAAAACCATTAAATAAAGTTTTGTTTGTTTTAGTAAAAAACATTCATCAATTATGGCAAATGTCAAATTAATTTTTCAGGGAACTGAAAACACTGGAACAAATGAAGTGGAATTACAATGCTATTCTACTTCATACAACAATATTTATATATCAATTAAAGATTATGAATGTGGTCACGATTATTCTGTTCAACATATTTGTTTAGATAAAGAAACAGCCATAAAACTACATCGTGAATTAAAAAAACATATTTCTTTTTTAGAAAGCGAAGGAGGTCAAAATGGCTAAAGATTTACCATACTTTAAGTTCTTTTGCTCAGAGTGGAGTGATGGAGATATTACACTAGAGTCTTACGAAGTTCAAGGTTTATTTATAAATATTTGCTCGTATTATTGGAGTAATAACTGTGAAATGACATTTACAAAACTAAAAAAGAAGTTTAAAGACAGCGATTTTTTACTTGAAGAACTCATATATTCAGGAGCAATAAAAGTTGTTGATGACATTGTCTGCATTAACTTTTTAAACGAGCAACTAACTGAGAGAGAGTATAGTTCGACTCAGAGAAGTAAGGCAGGTAAAGCATCGGCAGAAGCAAGGAAGTTAACGAAGTCTCAACACGAGTTCAACGAGAGTTCAACGGAAATTCAACATGTGTTAAATTCTCGTTCAACGGAAAGTCAACTATTAAGAGAAGAGAAGATAAGAGAAGAGAAGATAAGAGAAGAGAAGATAAGAGAAGAGGAAACCAAAGAAGATAATCATCTGTTTAATGAGTTCTGGAATCTGTATGATAAAAAGGTTGGGAGTAAATCTAAGATAGAGAAAAAGTTTAATGGTTTAAAATTAGATATTCAAAACAAAGTAATAGAGACATTACCATTATTCTTGAAACAATTCTCAGATAAGAAATACCAACCATATCCAGAAACTTATTTAAACAATGAAAGATGGAATGATGAGTTAGGTAATTTGGTTAATACTTCAAAAGAAAGTTTACCTTCAAACGTATATAGAAACAGTAGCGGATTATTAAAAATGAAAACCCCATTTTAATTATGAATAGATTTATTGATTGGAACACTTTAGATTTTAAAAAGTCTAGTGGTACAGAGAAATTAAGATGTCCTTCTTGTGATAGTACTAGATCAGATAAGAAAGATAAGAGCTTGGTTGTTAATCATACTGGTGGTTTTGCAAAATGTTTTTACTGTGAAAATCTATCGTTTAGAGAAAATGTAACCAAGATAATTGACAATTCTTACACACTGCCTTCTCAAGACTGGGTAAACCATACTAAATTATCAGATGTGATTGTTAAATTCTTAGAGTCAAGAGGCATATCTCAAAGAACAGCTAATGAATTAGGTTTAACAGAAGAAGACTGGTATCAGCCTACTGCGTCTAAGAATAGATTGAATATTGTGTTTAATTATTTTGAAGGAGATGTGGTTGTAAATAAAAAATACAGAACATCTGACAAATTATTCACTCAGTCAGCAAATGGTAAATCAATTTTCTACAACATAAACTCAGTAATAAATGAGAAGGAATGTTACATAGTTGAAGGAGAGTTTGATGTGTTAGCTGTTCATCAGGTTGGAATAAAGAATGTCATATCAGTTCCGAATGGCGCAAATGACAATGATAAGTATTGGTTAAACTCAGAGAAGTATCTAAAGAATGTAGAGAAGTTCTATATAGCTACTGATAATGACGAGAAGGGAAATGATTTAGCTGATAAGATTGCGCAAAGACTGGGTAGATGGAGATGTGAAAGGATTAATTTCAATGGCAAGGATGCTAATGACGATTTAATAAACAACTGTTTACTACAATCTCTTGGAAATAGAACATCATATCCAGTTGCAGGAACTCACTTAGTAAATGATTTAATAGAGGATATTAAAGATCTTTATGATAATGGCTTTCCTGATACTATATACCCTAAACATAAATGCTTTGGAGAATTAAAAAAAGTGTTCTCTGTAATGAGGGGTCACTTAGTTGTAGGCACTGGGATACCGTCTCATGGTAAAAGTAATTTTACAGAATGGTATGTGCTGAATCTAATATCTGATTACAATATGAAAGCTTCGTTCTATTCTCCAGAACACCATCCGTTTAGTTTACACCATGCGACCTTCATACAGAAGGTTTACGGCAAGAACTTTTTTAAAGAGTATGATGGAGTGCCTAGAGTAACAAAAGACGAAATAGAGAGGTATAAAGAGTGGGCTAACGATAAGATATACTTAACAGCTCCAGACAATAGTCAATCTCCAAATTGGAGTTGGTTATTAGAAAGATTTAAAGAGCAGATGTTTTGTTACGGTATTGACATATTTGTTATTGATGCTTTTAATAAGTTAGAGTTTGATAAAGGCGGAAATAAATTAGAACAAATTAACGAGGTCCTTACAAAACTAACTACATTTGCTCAAATGAATAACGTAATGATATTCTTAATTGCGCATCCAACAAAGATGAAGAAGAGTGAGTCTGGGATTTACGATTCTCCTACGCTTTACGATGTTAGTGGATCTGCTGACTTTAGAAACCAAACTCACGATGGGTATTGCATCTATAGAAACTTTGATAATGGTAGTGATGGAGACTTTACTACATTTACAAACCTAAAGACTAAGATGAGTTTTCAAGGAGAGATTGGGGCATTTACTGAATTTGAATATGATATTCCATCAGGCAGGTATTATGAGAGAGGAACAGGATGTCCTACTCATTGCTTAATTGATAAACAAAACCATTTTGAAGAAGAAATAATAACAGAAACAAAGTTACCATTCATTAGTCCATTAGATGCTTTTGATGTTAACGATATTCCATTTTAAATTAAATATTATGAAACAACAACCTAAACTTTCAAACATCTGTATTAAATGTGGTGTAGATTTATATGCTACAGAAGATAAATTTATCTGTCAAAAACATCCTAAAGAATGTAAAGGTATTTATCTTTCAGAAGAAACTCTATTAACACATGCAGCTGAACAAAAACAACATCTTATTGATATGATGAAATCAGATGAAGAATTGGGATTGTATGAAGAATCTAAACAAGAAACCACTCTTGAAGAAGCTGCTGAAAGGTTCTATCATTTAGGTATATGGACAGAAAAAGAATCCTTAATAAGAAGATTAGCATTTATTAATGGTGCTATTTACCAAGCTAAAAGAAGTTATAGCGATAAAGATATGAAGTCATTTGGAGACTGGTGTAGAAATGGACTTTTGAATACTGAGTATGGAGTTGAAAAATTAGATGTTCATTTAGAACAATGGAAACAATTTAAAAAATAAAAGTTATGGAATCATCATTAGAAAAATTATCGTCTCAAGAATTGAGCGATGTTGTAATACAAAGCCTTTCGTTATCAGTATCTCTATTAGAGAGATTTGAAATTATGAATAAAAATGGACTACTAGTTCAGAAAGCAAAGCAGTCTTTAAACACAGTGATACCTCACATCGAGGAGTATGTTAGTAAACTCATAACTCCTAAAGATAAAGATGAAGAGGAGCACATGAAGAAAGGTGCTACTGTTGTTAATGAATTATGTACAAGGATAGAGAGTTCTTTACAAGGAACTAATGTCTTAGATATTTCTGCAAGGAAAGATATTCTTAAAGAGATTATAGATGAGACTACGCTCACAAAGCCAAAGAAAACCAAACTGTATGAACTTATTCGTGATTCTGGCATCTTAGAATATTAATAAATTAAAAAATAAATTATGAAAAAATTAAATGCATTAAGTTTATTCGATGGAATAAGCGCAGGACAAGTAGCATTAGAAAGATCTGGAATTGAAGTTGAAAACTATTATGCAAGTGAAATAGATAAGTATGCTATTCAAGTAACAAATAAAAACTACCCAAATACTATTCAATTAGGTAGCGTTACTGATTGGAATAAATGGGATATTGATTTCTCTAAAATAGATATTGTAATAGGTGGAAGTCCTTGTCAAGGATTTAGTTTTGCAGGTAAGCAATTAAACTTTGAAGATAGTAGAAGTAAATTGTTTTTTGACTTTGTAAATATATTAAATCATATAAGAGTTTTAAATCCTAATGTTAAGTTCTTACTTGAGAATGTTAGAATGAAGAAAGAATACCAGGATGTAATAAGTAAATACATGGGTGTTGAGCCAATTCAAATCAATAGCTCTACGCTATCAGGTCAGAATCGTTTGAGACTTTATTGGACTAACATAGAGAATGTAATTCAGCCAGAAGATAAAGGAGTTTTATTAAGAGATATTATCTTGGAAGATGTAGAGGAAAAGTATTATCTAACTGCTGAAGCTGTTGATTACATGAGTAGACTAAGGAATGGAAAACCTAGATGGGAGTATCATAAAAATCCTATTGACGGTAAAGCTGCTTGTTTAACTGCTAATATGTATAAAGGTGTTCCTTATGGCGTGTTAAAAGAATTGTCTAGAAAACTAACTCCAATAGAATGCGAAAGACTTCAGACATTTCCCGATAACTATACAGAAGGAGTTAGTAACACTCAAAGATATAAAGCACTAGGTAACTCATGGACTGTGGATGTGGTATCTCATATTTTTAATAACTTAAAAGAATAGATATGAAAAAATTAAATGTATTAGACAAAATAAATACCCTAATTGATTACGCAAGTGCAGCAGAAAACCTATATTTGCTTAATGAATTAACTATTATTAGACAAGAGATTATTAACGAGATAAAAGTATCACAATCAACAACTGTAAATTATGGGAGCTAACAAAACACTAAGTGAAAACATGTACAACACAACGTACAACACTGGATATAGTCACGAAATATTAAGCATAAACGAATTAATGAAAAGAAGAGAGGCTGCCGAATCATCTGAAGAAATAGTTACTCCATCTCATTATGACAATAGTAAAGGAAGTTTATATAAAGTAGCTAATGAGAGAGGATGGAATCCTTATATCACAGATGCCATTAAGAGATTAGAGAGAGCTGAGAAGAAAGGAGAGTTTATATCTGATATTAAAAAGTCAATTGTGGTTTTAGAACTTTACTTAGAGGAACAAGGTCATAGGTTTCCTGGACAATACGAAAAACTAAATAAGTAGTTATGAAGTGCACGATTAGTTTTAATGGAAGTATTGAAGACCAGATCTTGTTTAAAAGATGTATGAAAGCAGATGATTTTACATTTGCAATCTATGATATTCTAAAACTTAGAAAGAAGATGGAAAGAATATTTGAGAGTATGGATAATACCAATAACGATGTGTTCGATGGTATTAATGAATATTCCAATGAAGTGTTTGAGATACTTAATAATTATAATATAAATATAGATGAATATGTTATGTAACACACAGATTATTTTAGCAATAGTATTAATATCATTTTGTTTGATATATGTTGGAGTATTAATTGAGAATATAAATAGAAAGTAATTATGAAAGTTGAATTAATTTCAAAAACAATAGGTCTTGGAAGTTATAAAGAACTAACATCTGAAGAGATTGTATCAGCAGTAGCAAGACACGGTGTAGTTAAAGAGGACAATGGAAAGCTAATCAAATATCTTATGGATAATGCTCATTGGAGTCCACTTCAGCATGTGTCATTTGGTTTTAAAATAGAAACCTCAAGAGCTATATCAGCACAGATATTCAGACATAGAAGTCTGCATTTTCAAGAGACATCTCAAAGATACCAAGAGATACAAGAATTTGAAGATGTTGAGTTAAGAATGGAGCATCCTACAAACAGACAAAGTAGTACAGAAGTTTTTGATAAGGTTATAAATAAAAACTGGGAAGACTGGAGTTTATCAGATGAAGTTAGAGCAGCATTAGATGGCGCACTAGAGAGCTATAATTTGCTAATAAAGCATGGAGTAGCTAAAGAATGCGCTAGAATGATTCTTCCTATGTGTAGTAAAACTACCATACATGTTTCAGGAACACTAAGAGATCTATTAGCTTTCTTAAATGTTAGGTTAGATATTCATAGTCAAAAAGAAGTTAGAGATATTGCAAACGCTATTGGAGAAGCATTAGAAAAAGAAATGCCTGGTGTGTTTAGTAATATAGATTGGAAGAACGGAATGTTTATGTAATTAATACACTTAAATTATGAAATTAAAAATAACATTTGAACACTGGCACTATCAATGTGGGGATGGTTGTTGTGATAATTATGGAACTAATTTATACCTTAATGGTAAACAATTAGAACATCCTAATCCAGAAATACACGATAACGGATATTTAGGGGAAGATATAGAAACAGGATTACACGCAGTTTTAAAAGAATTAGGATACGAAGTTGAATTTAATAGCGAAATGGAATAACGTGTATATATGCGGTTATAGCCAGTTAATTTATTTATTATGAAACATGTTTTAAGACAAGGCGAAATTGGATTAGTACAAGATTTACTAATTTATGGCAAGGAATACGATTTATGGAGAGATGGCGATTACATTGGAACTGCAACTTATACTGATGACCCCAATATTGGTGATTGTTTTTTGAAAACCATTATAAATGATAAAGGAGAGAAAGAATTTGAAGTTCATATTTCAGACCAGTGGATGTTTGCTTAATTAGCCATAACGTTATCTCGCTTGCTCGTCGTTGTGGATTTTTATGACAGATGCTTAGATTCAAGACAAATTATTATTCACTCAACAAACTATAAATTAATCCAGATGCCACAATAGAGCAAAACACGCATTATAATGCGTATGTGTGGTTAAAAACAAAAAGAACTTATGAAAAATTTAAAAGTAGTATCATTAAATTCAGACGAAATTACGTTTGATAACGGAGTAAAATTATACTCAAGTCACGACCAAGATTGTTGTGAGAATCATTATTTATCAATGAGTGATTTAACTATCGCTGATTTTGAAGGATTAGAATTTGACTTATCGAATGATGATTTCTTTGAAAGAATTGAAGATTATGGAATTGCATTAAAACCTTTAAATGGTTTTCCTGTTAGAATACCTGGTTATGGAGATAACAATGGTTATTATTCATCAAATTTAGATTTAATAATTACAAATGCTGACGGTCAAGGAGTTTATAAAGAATATAACATTTCCGAGTGTCAAGATTATTAGTTGTAGTAGAAACGATAAAGTAATATGCATTATAACGTTTATCGACTTTGCGTTAGTGCCGTAATAGAATTACTAATAATCATTAAATTACAAGAGTTGATATGAAAAACAAAAGTTCAAAACAAGCACCAAAGAAGGCATTACGCAAAACCGATGTTAGTGGCAGGTTATCTTCTTACCAAAAGATGAAACAGAATTACGAAGCAAGCATACGTCAACTTACTGATGATATAATTACTTTGGTTGAAGAAAAAGACTTTGTGAAAGTAACAACCGTAAAAATGCAATGGCGTATGCGATTAGATAATGAAAAGATGATATGGTTCGGTTCGCCAACTTGCCACTAACGTTTTGCAAATAGGCGAAGCGAAGCGATAGCAGAGTTTTGCTTATTTGCTGTTAGCACCAGTACGGATTAATTAACTAAAAATAAATAATATGCACAATTTTAAATTAGGAGATAAGGTTTACCACCGAGCAGATGTTGCGCCTTTTGAAGTGGTAGGAGTAAGAAAAACAACAGTTGAAATACAAGGAGATTGGTCGGGTGGAACTCACAACGTAAATCAAAAGGCGTGGGTTAATCACACTGAAATTCAACCTTACGATGAAACTAAAGTGAAATACTATATTGAAGGTAAACCGTATCGTAATGGAATACCACTCACGTAGTATTGGTGCTAACTGTCAGCTACACACTCGTTTTAATGGTGTGTAGCGCAAGTTATTGATATATTTATTTCACATAAAATTAAAAAAAACTATGAATATAACAGAAGATTATTTACCAAAAGAAATGTTTTTAAAACTCAGAGATTATGTATTTAACTCTGAGTTTAAAGAATTTGATTCAGGAGAAAAGCTATTCTCTTATATAGAGACTCCAGATGATGTAAAAGAATTTATATCTAACGAACATGGAAAACCTATACTTACATTCATTAGAAGAGCTTATGAAGGATTCGATGAAGACCCAAGAATACATTGTGATGGTATCATAGCAGGAGTGAAACCACATAAGGCTATGGTATTGTATCTTAATGAAGAAGGGGAAGTTGATGAGAATGGTACTGCTTTTTATAGACACCAAGAACATGGGTGGGTATTTAATTCAGATGAGGTTGAGTTTAATAGATTGCTACTTGAAGATAGTAATGACCTAAGTAAATGGGATCTAGTTTCTTATATACATTCAAAACCAAATAGAGCTATTGTATATGATTGCAATATGTTTCATTCTAAATATCCTTATAAGATAACTAGTGGTGTTAGATATGTATTAGTAGCATTTTTAAAATAATAAGTATGGAACATTTAAAAGTAGGAGATATAGTTTGGACTATGCAGACAGGTTACGCACTTGTGACGAGTATATCGGATACAAAAAATTACCCGATAATGGTCGATGGATGGGCATCGTATACAACAGAAGGTATGTGGGGATGCAGAGATAAGTATAAGTCTTTGTATTTGAACAATCCATTTGAAGAGATAGATGATTTTGCTATTGGATTTGCAGAGTGGTGTACTAGGTATCATGACAAGAACAGAAATGTTAATGGAGAAATGTTACATGCAAAAAGTAAATATGATGAAACTTATCTAACAAAAGAACTATTAGAAATCTATAAAAAAGAAAGATAACTATGAAAACAAAGCTGTTAAAGAAAATTCGTAAAGCGTTTTCAATTAAATATGTTCTTGATTATACTAAGTATAACAAACAACTAATATTATTTGATAAGAGAGAAAAATCAATTAAAAAAAATACATGGGATGGAATATATACAATTCCTGATTTAGAATTTGTATTAAGAGAATTACAAGATAAAAAACTTCTTAATAAGTATTTAGATAAAAAATCATATAAAATGTTTAAAAAGTTATGAAACCACCTTGCCCACCTAAGACTGATTGTTGGTGTGAAACACATCCCAATCATCCTAATTGCGTTCCTGATTTAGCTATTGAAAGCGTATTCTTTGGAATGATGATAGTAATAATGATAATGATAATAATAATAAAAAATGACAGAAAAAGAAAAGGCGAAAGAGTTAGTTGACAAAATGGATATGGTTGTAGGAGGTGGTAATTATGATGCTAAAGAGTATGCACTGATTGCAGTTAATTATATAATAACATCAAATCCGCATAGCAATCCATTTAATACTGATGTCCATTCAACTATGGCTTACTGGATGAATGTAAAAAAAGAAATACAAAAATTATGAGTACAACATTTGGAATATTAAGAGAGGGAATAGATCACAACAAAATTGTTGATGATGAAGGAGAATTGCTTGATTATATATCAGAAAATGTTTTTGAACCTATTTGGTTTAGAACTATGAAAAATAGTCGTTGGCTAAATGCTGTAGGACCATATTTAATTGATGATGCAAAAGTTTATGCTTTAGATAACTCACAACAAGGTATATATACAATAGGAGATATTAAAGAATATATGAAAAAACAAGATGAAGCCAATTTATAAATTCAATAATGGAAGAGGGGGAGTGCTTTGCAACGGATGTAGAACAATAATATCTATAGGTCAAAAAACAGAAGAGTTACTTTGTACAAAATGTAAAGAAGAATGTAAAAATGAACTTTGTAGTGCTTGTCAAATTTACGCAGCTCAAAAAAATTCAAGTCATTGTTCTTCTTGTAGTCCATTAATTAAACATTGGATTGAAAATAAATTTAAAACTAATAAAAATGGATAAAGAAGAATATGATTTTATAATAAGACAATCTAAAAAAGTTATGGTTGGAATATTAATTTTAATAATTATATTAGGTTTTGTTATTTTTTATAAGTAAATTTGATACCGTAATAGACAAAAATTATGGTAGCATACAGAAAGAAGGGTAGCGGAAAGAAATTAATAAATGCTAAAGAGCAAGTTGTAGACGGAATTAAACTGAAGAGTAGATTAGAGGCATATATGTTTGTTGCACTAAAAAAAGCTGGGATACCATTTTCTTATGAAGAGGTATCCTTTGTTGTTTTAGATAGCTTCGTATTCAAAAACGAATCATTTGAAAGAAAGAGTAATGGTACTGGAGATTTAATTGATAGAGGGTTAAATAAAAAAGTTCTTGAAATAAAATACACTCCAGACTTTGTTGGAGATGGTTTCATAATAGAGACCAAAGGTTTAAGAACCGAATCATTTAATCTTAGATTTAAAATGTTTAAGAAGCATATGAATGACAATAAATTAAAACAAACCCTATATATGCCTCAAACTCAATTAGAGTGCGATAAAGTAATACAACTTATATTAAATAAAAACCAATTATAATGACACAGAGACAACTAAATAACTATCTCCTATCAAACACAAGAGTAGAGAGAATTAACAGATACACAAAAAAACTAAATGATACCTGCGATTCACTTTACGAATCAATGATGGATGGAAATTCAACCATATTCATTGAGTTGTATTGCAACAAATTAATAGAATTAGCTGAAAGCATAAAAGAAAAATCAAACCAATTAAAACTAACTGATGAAGAGAAAGAATACAAGTTACACAAATAGTTTTAGAGACTTCGTGAGGAATTTAGTGTCAAGTGGAACTAACATTACACAAGCATCTAAAAAGGCATGTGATGAGTTTAATCTTGAGTATAACGACAATGTAAGAAGAGTTATGTCAAGATCTCTTGAAGCTAGTGGAGTTACAGATTGCAGTGAGCAAAATGTAGAGGAGTCAGATGACTTTAAAAAAGCAAAAGAGAGAGAGTTTGATAAGTCTAAGAATAGATTTATAATAACTTGGTGTCAGAATGAAACTGATATTCACGAGCAATTCTTATCTAACATAGAGAAGTACGCTAAAGTAATAGACGCTTCTATACATGTTATACTTGGTAGGTATAGAAACCCAAGTTCACTCTCAACAAGTAAGAATATGGAAAAAAGAGAGGAAGATATTGAAACCTTTTGGGATAAAAGAGTCATTCCTTATGCTGATGCTAATAGACATAATATTCACAAACACTTGTGCATATTGTCAGATATTAAAGTACAGCCTACTGCTTCAAATCCCTTATCAGGATTAAATGGCATAACAGGTCTTGAGAGCTGTATATTAGGTCATCCAAGAGTTCATTTAAAATCTCTTCCTATATTGGATGGTTACCCACACAAGTTACTACTAACAACTGGAGCTGTATCTGTAGAGAATTACACTGACACAAAGGTTGGTGCTAAGGGAGCGTTTCATCATACACTTGGTTTTGCTATTGTAGAGTTAGATGGAGATAATTTCCACGTTAGACAAGTAACTGCGTCTGAAGATGGTAGCTTTTATGATTTAGATTTGTTTGTTGATGAAGAAGGAGTATCTTATCATAGTGGAGCAGATCACATAGTATTCGGAGATTTACACTTAGGAGAGACCAATGAAGAAGTTCTAGAGGCATCTTTTGAAATGGCTAAAAAACTACAGTGTAAGGATATTATACTTCACGATGTATTTAATGGTCATAGTATATCACATCACGAGAGAAACAATCCATTCTTATTATTAAAGAGAGAGGAAGATGGAAGTGATAACTTGTTTAAAGAACTTGATTCTGTGTTAGACTTCTTTAACGAATACCACGAATATAACTTCACTGTAATTAAGAGTAATCACGATGTGTTTTTAGATAGATGGCTTAATGATGTAGATTGGAGAAAATCTAACAACAAAATGGCTTATTTGAAGTTAGCAAATCTATTAGCTGATTCAAAAGGAGATAAAGGAGTTCTTGAGTTGTATTTAAAAGAGTGTGGTATTGAAAACGCATTTTGCTTAGGTTTAAACGATAGTTATGTTGTAGGTGGTATAGAATGTGGTCAGCACGGTCATATTGGTGCAAATGGAAGTAGAGGAGGTTCTAATCAGTTTAAAGAGTTAAACACAAGAATAATAACTGGACACAGCCACTCGCCTATTAGGGTTGATGGTCACTCAGCAGTTGGAACATTAACTCATTTAAGAGTTGGGTATAATTCTGGAGCATCAAGTTGGATGAATACAAACATAGCTGTATATCCAAATGGTAAATACCAACATATAAATATCATTAATAATAAATACACCACACTATGAAACAAATAGTTTACAATCAGGTTACTTGTATGGAATGTAACGAGGTAATTGTAAGTCATCATAGACATGACTACAAGACTTGTTCTTGTCCTAACAAAGCTATGGTTGATGGAGGTACTACTTATTTAAGATACGGAGCTGTAGATATGAGCAAGATAAAAATATTTGCTGTGTATGATGATGACCCATTTGAAATGATTAGGGAATACGCTGAGAGAGGTGGTAGAGGTCTTAATGGAGACCAACCACTAAATTGGGTAAAGCTAAAAGATATGGATGATGATTGGTTAGAGGCTGTGCTAGATTATGGTGGACCAGAATGGCATATAAACCTAATGAAGAAAGAAATTGAATATCGTAAAATAAATAAAGATGAATCAGCCTAAAAAAACAGATAATAAGGAGAAAAGAGTTCCTAAATCTACTCCTAAATTAAAGATAGAGCTTGCTGAAGAACAGAAGGAAATTGTTAGGTTGTTTTATCAGTATGATGTGGTTTTCGTACATGGAGACTTTGGAACTGGTAAGACTCTATCAGCAGTACATACAGCACTAACTCACTTTAACAAGAGAGAGTGTAACAACATCTGGCTAACAAGACCAATGTTAAAAAACCAATTAGCAGCTCTTCCAGGTACTCTTGAAGAAAAACTAGCACCATATACATTTCCATTACAACAGAATTTAGAGGTGTGTCAGGGTAAAGAAACCACAGAGAAGATGCTTAGAGAAGGTGTTATTAAAATCATGCCAATTGAAGTAGCTAAGGGAGTTTCATTTATGGATGCTGTAGTTATAGTTGATGAGTATCAGGATATGGATTATCAAGATTTCAGAACTATACTAACAAGGCTATCTAAGGGAAGTAAGATGATTTTCTGTGGGTCTAAGCAACAAATAGATAGACAGATAGGAAAGAATAGTTGTATTCATAGAGTAGAGAAGTTAGATGGGTCTGGTATCGTAGGGTATATGACATTAACAGCTAATCATAGGAATCCAATTTTAACAGATATAATTAGATTCTTAGAAGAATAATTGTTATCTTTGATATGGGATTAGGGTGTCTCCTGGTCGAGAAGGTTAAACATTGAATACCTTTGTAAGAGAACCGTTATCTGCACCTTATTGGTAGTAGAGAGCAGACGTCATACTTGCATAAAGATACTATCAGTAATGGTAGACATGCAGCATCCTTGAGAAAGATGTGGTATATCTCAGTAACAAACACTGACTGCATGAATGAGTTCTCAGCTTGACCCTACTCTTATAAAAGCTCCGTAACTGATAACTCGGTAAGCTATAAGAAAGGGTGCTAAACAATATTTAAGATTCGAGGCACGGTCATTTGACTTGTGCTAGATGTAATAAAAAATGATTAATTATGGAAAACTGGAAAGATATTGTTGGTTATGAAGGACTTTATCAAATTAGCAATTTTGGTAACGTTAAACGAATATATTTTGATAAAGAAAAAATGTTAAATCTTACACTCAATAACCGTAGTTATTTAAGAATTTGCTTGTCTAAAAACGGAATAAAGAAAACTAAACAAGTTCATCAATTAGTAGCTATGGCTTTTAAGAATCATATTCCATGCGGAATGAAATTTGTTATAAATCATATAGATTACAATAAATTAAACAACAGAGAAGATAATCTAGAAATTGTAACTAATAGAGAGAATACAAATAGAAAACATTTAAAAAGCAGCAGTAAATATACAGGAGTATATTGGAATAACAATACAAAAAAATGGCAATCTGCTATTAAAATAAACAATAAAACAAAATATCTAGGAGCATATGAAAATGAAATAATTGCTAGTAACGCATATGAATTAGCACTAACTCTTATATAATGATATTTAAGAATTCGTCCTCTACCAAATACATTAATGTAAATGGAGATTAAGAGGGAGCTACCGAAATGACAAGTGCCTTCACACGAGGGATATAATGAAGTGGCGGAAAGCTAGATATACTAATAGAGTATAGTCAGCATGGAAGACGCTATGAGCAGAACACAGCCTATGTTATTCGTTTGTAGATAACGCACAGGTCAATCCAAAAATGCGTTCGTATGGGTTCGAATCCCATCTTCATTACTAATAATTAAAACCAAATATATAATGAATAAACTATCTCTAGTAAGAGGATTCCAATCAGCTTGTGGTCAAGAATTAAATGAGAAACCAACTCTACCAAGCAAAGAAGCAATGAAACTTAGAATTGAACTTCTTAAAGAAGAGGTTAAGGAATTAGAGGATGCTTTTAAAGCTAATGATCTAGTAGAAGTATTAGATGCTTTTGTAGATATTGACTATATCCTAAAAGGAGGAGTTAATGAATGTGGTCTTCAAGACTCAGTAGAAGAGGCTTTCTTATTAGTTCACGAGAATAATATGACTAAAGTTGGAGAAGATGGAAAAGTAGTTAAGGATAAAAATGGAAAAGTGATTAAGCCTAAGGGTTTTGTCTCAGTTAGTCTTAACCACTTAGTTGATTATCCAAAGAAAAAGAAATCTTGGATTAAATAAGGTTTATAAAGAGGGGTTATTTAGCCCCTCTTTTATTTTATCTAAAATCCGTATTTCTTAAGGAAGTTCTTAATTTTAGATTTATTATCTTTCTTTTCTTCTTTAGCTTCAACTTTCTGCTGTTCTATATAGTCTCTAGCTTTAGTTCCCTTTTTATAAGCTCTTCTAATTGATTCAGGTGTTTTTGCTGTCATATTTATAGACTTTCTAGCAAAAGAAGTTGTCTCTGTAGAACCAACACCAATTAATGAGGATAAAAACAATATTCCAAGTAAAGGAGCTGTGTATAGTTGAGCAGATTCAGTCTGAACTCCTTTTCCTTTTACTTGACCAGTTACTACTGTAATTGTATCATTAATTGCATTTACCATATTTTTCAAGTATATAGTTGTCAATCCTATTCCAGAACCCCATGTTGTATTATTGTATTTCTCAAACATTTGTGGTTTCATGTTTTCAGGAGTTTCTTGATCTATCATACTAGAAGCAAAATTAATAGCCATTACAAGAAGCTCATCTGTAGCTGGAATTGGAGATAAAGCATCTACCAGAGGTCTACCAATTATTTCTAAATACATATTCGCAGTCTCTTTATCTTCAGCCATTTTCTTCAGCTTCTTCATTTTTTCACTTTGAATCTCTTCATCATCATCTTCTCCAACAAAAGCGGTAGCAGCAGCTGTTATCGCAAATGTTATAGACCTTGTTAATACTTTAAATGTGTACAATTGAGCCATACTTGCTGCAACTCCCCTATAAGCTAGTTTTCTATCCTCATTACTAGTGTGTTTACTAAAAGCTATAACTATATTTTTATTTAGGTTTGATTTTGTATTTATAGAAAATCTAGCTAATGGCAAAGCATTCTTCAACAATCCTCCTGCTAATCCCTTCTTTCTAAATACTTCCCCAACTAAATTAGCACTTGAAGCTCCTTGATCTGCTTCAACCATTGTATCTGCATAATTAGCGGCTTTGTCATTTATCTTATGTGAACTCCAGTCCGTTACTTTTCCGTTTTTTTGTTGGTAATATGAAGCCCAAGATACAGATGCTATAAAGTTGTCTGAATTTTTAAGTGTATATTCTAATGCTTCATCTCTTTTATTTCGTATTATTTGAGCTAACTTTCCATCAAATCCTTCTTCATTTGCTTTTAATACTTCAGCGGCAGAATCAAATGAAATTAATGAACCTAAACCTCTAATTGCAGCACTTCTTCCGCTATTAGCTAAGAAATCTATATAATCTTTATTACCAATAACAGTGTAATCAAATTGACCTGAATTTATAAGTGTACTAGGTATCATTGGAATTACTTGTTTAAGAGGTTGCGTAAATCCTATTAATGACTGAGCTACTGCTAGTCTTCCAAACTTATCAAATACTTTACTCATCCCCTGCCATTCTCTCTCGAATTTATCAATATTAACTCCTTGAGCAGCTATTATATAATTATCCAAAATAGTTGTTATAAGACTTCTAGTTCCATCATCTTTTATTATAGAACCAAAATCATTTGTGTTTTTAAAAGATTGGTATTGAACAGCAAATGGAATTACCTCATTTGCTATAGCTACTTTTTCAAAATCCTGATGAGCAATTCTATCAAAATCTAAATCTATATACTTGTCTCCAAGACTTTTAGACCTAATATCTTCATTCATAGACCCAGCTTTCTGTCTCAAACTAACTTTTTTATTATTCCCAAGATAAGTGTCTGTTACATCAGAACCTGTTGAGAAGTCAACATTTCCAAATCTAACTGGGAATGAATACCCATTGTCTTGTCTAAAATCTTTATTAAAGTAAGAGTCCATAGTGAATTTTGTGTCTTCATACACAGCTTTATATGCTCCAGTATAAACATCAACTGAATTAATATTTGCTTCATTCACTTTTGATTTTACATCTTCAATTGAATTAGAGTCTTTTAATAGTTTATCATATACATTTTTATAATGTTTCCCTTTTTTAACTTGGTCTGAATCACTACTTCCTAATAGGTTTTCATAAGACTGTCTCATCCAATCCTTTACCTTTAAAAAGTTATCTTGTATTTCAGTAGAATCATTTCCAACTTCTCTTTTTACATGAGCCCACATAGCTCTCTCGTAAATATTCTCAATATCCATAAAAGAATTATCTTCTCTAAAAGACTCAAATATTTTTAACACGACACTTGCTTTTTTAATTCCTTTAGACTCTCCATTTTGCACACCTCTTAATCCAGATGCTTCCCAAAACTCTTCTCCTACGCTTTGACCTCTAAATATCTCATCAACAATAAGTCTTGGATTTACCAAATACCTACCCATAGCTGCTCCTAAATCCTTTCGGAAATATCTTTTAAATGGTAAAGCTCTTTTCTTTTTATTATTTAAATTAGATGCGTTTCTATTACCATTAATCTTAGACGCAATATCTCCCATTCCACCAACAACACCATTCCTATAAAAGTTATCTAACCTATTAATCAAGTTAACCATTTCTTTAGTAGACAATTCTTTTACTTGAAAACCAATTACTGAATTAACTATATCAACAACTCTTTGATTAAGAGGTTCTCCAGTTAAAGGATTAACACCACTGCTTAATACTTCCTTAGCAGATGCTTTAGAATCATTTAGCATAATTTCAGCTACTTTTTGGTAGTCTTCAGTAAATTTATCCTCTACAGTTTCATTCTCTGATTCTTCAAATATTTTTTCAGATATTTTCTCAAGACTCATATTACCTGCGTCTTTACCAGTAAGTTTTTTATATATACTTCTAGCAGAACGCATCTCAGCTATTTTTTGTTTTACATAAGAAGCATCAAAGTCATCTTCAGGTTCAAAACCAAATACTTCCTTGTATTCTTTCTTAGCTTCTTCAAACTCATAAGCCGCTTGTTCATCTATGTATTTAGATGTTTCTTCAATACTCATTGGTTTTCTACCAACAATAGTCTTATCTCCTGCTTTGGTCTCTATAGTAGTTCCTTTTAATCCATCTATAGCATCATTTAATACTTGGATATGCTTATCTATATCCTTAACTCTTGAAGGGTCTATAGCGGCTAATTTTCTAGCTACAGCTACAACTTTATTATCTTTTGATTTGTCTTTAGTTAAAGCCTTTAATTTCTTAGATAGTTTATCTGACTCATCTATTTTAGCATACTTATCTGACTTTAAGAATACATTGTCAACGTAGTCTAAGAAGTCTCTGATGTCTTGTTCACTCTCAACATTTAATTCAGATAATTTTTTAGCTATGTCAGAAGCCTGTCTTTGAGTTAGCTTACCTTTATTTGCTAAAGACTTAATAGCTCCTCCAACTTCAAATCTAACTTTGTTGTTTTTGTCAGCTCTATTTTTAACTTGTTTTATTGCTTCTAATGATGCACTAAATATATCCTTTACTTTATCTTTAAGTTCTTTTACTTCAGACTTAACTTCTTTAACTTCTGCTTTAGCTTCAGATACTTTTGCTTTTTGACGTTGTTTTTGTTCTTTTGCTTTTTCAGATGAAACACCAACTGTTTTCTTTCTTGGTTGTTTAGTTGGTTCTGTTATTTCTGTTGCTTCTGTTGCTTTTGTTGACTTAGTTCCTAATAATTCCTTTTTAAATTCGTTTTCTGTAATACTATATCCCTGACTAACAATATAATCATAACCCTCTTTTATAGCAGCAGCCATATTTTTAGAAGCCACATAAGATGCTCTAACTATTTTTGTAGCGTTATTAATTATAATTAATGGCAACGCTCCGCTATACATTTTTCCTCTTGTATCTGTAGCGTTTATAATCCTAGTAAGAGCCTTGTATATTCTATCTTCTTTTTCTGATTCTATTGATTTTTCAAGATCTGCTTTATCCTTGTTTATCTTTTCAGTTAATTTATTTTTATTTGACTCAAATCTACCAACAGCCTCTTTTATTTTCTTTTTATCTATTACCACTATTGATTTTCCGTCTGCTGTAGTAGTTGTAACTTTACGAGATACACTTCCATCTTTATGAGTTGTTTCTGTAACAGTTACCTTTTCTCCACTACTTAGTGTTATATCGGCTTTTTTTAGTTTTTTTAAGTCTGATTGAGATAATTTATTAACAGATTCTTTTTTCTTTTCTGCTTCTTCCTCAGCATCTTTCTCTATCTTTTCTTTTTCAGCTTGAAACGCATCTTCTTGCTCTTTTCTTTTAGCTTCTTTTTCTGCTCTTCTGTTTTGAGCTATAGATGGTTCTGATTTATTAGTAGCATCATAGTCTTTAAATATTCCGTATTCCTGAATTGTTTTCCCTTCATTTGCCTCGACACTTCCTAATTCATGAGTAATACCGTCTTCAGTTTCAAAGATATATTTAACTCCATTTTCTATCTTAAGGACACCAGGTTGGTCTCCATAAAACATTCTTTTATTTACGTTTGATTTTAAACCATATTCTCTTTCATTAAATTCAATGTCTTTTTGTATGGCATCAAATTCTTCTTCTGAAAAACCAGGTTGTTGATCTACTTTAGATTCTGATTTAGACCTTCTTTCTGCTTGTATCCTAGTTATTTCATTAGCATCTTGACCAGTTATCTTCTTTATCTTTCCATTAGAATCTTTTAAATGTATAACTTTGTTTCCTTTAGAATCCTTTAAAGATTTTACATATTTGTATGTACTTCCATCTATAACAAAATTACCTTCTTCATCAGTACCTACTCTTCTTTTTACATTTAAATCTATTGGTTCAGAAACCACATCTTCCTTAGTTGGAACTAAAGAAATAGGTTCAGATACAACATCAGGAGCTCCCTTTGCTTCAGTAGGTTTAGTTTTTAATTCTTCTATTCTTGCCTGAGCTTCCTCTTGTGTATTATAAGGTTTAGATAGTCCTACATTTTCATTACCTGCATTATCATTAAAAACCTCAATAGGTTGTTTTGTGTCTGAATCTATTAATATAAAACCATTAGACGAATCAGCAACAATAATATTATCTTTGTTATCAGGTAATTTTAAATTAAAATCATTTATCTCTATTGGTTTTTCAGCAGAAGTTCCTTTTGCTTCAGTAGGTTTTGTTACTTCAGTAGGTTTAGTTACTTGCTCTTCTTTGCCATAGAAATTATCATAAGCATCTTGAATTTCCTCAGCAGTAGCTATTACACTATATCTTTGAGTTTGTTTTGTTTCTCCGTTTATAGTAGTTGTTCCCTTAGCACCAGGTTTAGCTATTGGTCTCATAAAATCAGGTACAGATTCTAAATCAGAATAAGATTCAGATACTCCAAGACCAGTTTTTACTTTAGTATCAATTACATCAGATGCCTTCTGTTTCTTCCAAAAATCTAATTCAGCACTATTAGAAACAGCTTGAGCACTTGAATATCCATTAGGTAGTGTTTCAGGAGCAGACTCTACAGGTCCTCTCTTAGGGTCTGTATTATAGTAGTATACTTTATCTACTTCTTCTTGAACGCCAGGTACTCCAGTATCTCCTTCTCCTGTAGGCTGTGCAGGTTTGGTTGTTGTTTGGTCTCCTGTAGGTTCTTCTTGATTGGCTGCTTCCCTATCAGATTGTTGTTTTCTTTCATTGCCATAATCTTCTACTGCTTTTTTAGTTATTTGTGCATCGTCAAAAGAGGCTTTCTCTTCTCCTTTAGCTTTCGCTTCGTTTAATAAATCTATTCCTGCCTTATCTTTTCTATCTATTTTTTCTGTATCAGATAATTTATTGAAGTCATCATAAATATATGTTCCTTCTATTATCTTTAATTTTCTATCCGTAAGAGCTTTAGCTTGAGACTTAATATATTCTATCATAGCAACTTTCGCTTCTTTTGATAGTACGAAGTTATCTTCTAAATCAAGTGCCTCGCTTTTTAATTTATCTAAGGAGCTGTTTATTTCTAAAACTTCAGTTTTAACTTGATTTGGTAAAGCCTTTATTTTTTCTAAACCACCCCCTACTATAGTCTTATTATCAGTTATTAATTTATCTATTATTTTAGATAATGACTGTTTTTGAGATTCTGTTACATTAGGATTTGATAACTCTTGTGTTAATCTAAATATCTCTTTATTAGTTTCCTTTACTTTTTTATAATCGGATGCTTTTATATATCCTTTAGCTCCATATACGGCAACTGTATTGGTAATACCTATTCCTAATGAAGATAAACCAGCATTATTTGCTTGTCTAGCATCAAGTTCTTTTCTTGTTCCGTTGGCTATTTCAATAAGTTGGTTTCCAATATCTACACTATACTCTTCTGCATATTCTCCTATAGTAGCTACCACAGGATTCTTCTCTATAACTTCAGCAGCCATAGCTCTAAATCCTTTAGATATAGCTTTAGCACCTTCTTTAGCTCCTTTTTCAATCAATATCTTTTTAGCTGCAAATCCAGAAACTCCAGAGAAAAAATTACCTAAATATCCCTCTAACAAACCAGAACCAACAGCACTAGCTAGTTGAGCTTCTTTAGCCATTTCAGGATTTTTTTCTTGTAATTCAGAATAAGTCATACCAGCAGAAATAGCAGATATTCCAGCTGATGCTGCTGCACCTCCTCCAGTAGCCATAGCTGCCAAGATTAAAGGAGATGATTGAAGGGTTATTCCAGTCATCATTTTGGTAGCACCCATAATGTTACCATCTTGAAGAGCTGCTAATACATCTCCTCCATTTTTTTTATTATACTCCTCTATCTTTTTATTAGAGCTTTTTATTATAGTATCTAATGAGTCAGCCATCTCGTTTTTAATTCCTAAAGCACCCATTATATCTTTAGCATTATATTTAGATATGCCTTGTTCCATACCAAAAGCGTCAGCTAGATTTCTAGTTGCAACTTGATTTATATCAAAAAGTAACTCGGGAACATCTTGAATCGCAGACTTAGTAGCACTAAGAAAACCAGAAGATAATGATGCCTCAGCATAATCAATAAAGTCAGTTTCTTCCTTTGCAATTGGTTTTAACCCTTCAGCTTTAATCTTAGATAACTCATCAGTTTTTCTCTGTATCTCATCTTGGTTTTCAGGAGTTACTACAGCAGTAGAAAGCTCTCTTTGTAGCTTTAATTGTTTAGCATACAAAGGAGCTTTATTAACTGATTTTAAAGGTTGTTTCTCTTCTTGTTTAATTACAGACTCAGGTTTTTTCATTTGAGCCTGTTCTTCTTTAGAGAATCCTTTGAATGGCGTTATCTTAACTCCAGTTGAAGTAGCCGAAGCCTTTGCCGTTGGAATTTTTTCTCCACCCAATGAAGTGACTGGTTGAGTTTTTGAAGAAGATACCGAAGGAGTTTCTTTTGTAGTAGAACCTCCATTCCCAACTTGATTTTTTTTTTGAGAGATAAATGCTTTTTTAAATTCAATTAAATCATTATCAGAAGCCCCTTCCTCTGCATACTTTGTTAATTCAGAAACAAGTTGTTTTTGATCTAAATCATTTAATCCATTTGGATTGTTTTTAGGTCTTTGTAGCATAGTTTTTATTTGTTATTATTTTCCAGAAGCTATTCTAATTGCTCTTTCTGATGCCGTCTCTTTCTTATTGTTGGTATTACTACTCTTGGTTTTATTAGAAGCTCCAGTGCTTACAGTTTTAGTTTTTAATCCCTTTCCTCCTCTTGACTTTTCTAATTCATCAAAATAGTTGAATACGTCTTTTGCTGTTCTAATTTGTCTTACTCTTCCATTTATCTCCAAATCAGGCTGTGTATTTAAGAATCCTCTAAGAGCATTTGCAAATTCAGTTCCGTTTGTTTTATAAGAGAAAACATATTCTTCTCCACTAGTAGTTGTTGATTCAGAATACCCTTCTCCTGCAATCTTTTCTCCAGCCTTTGCTGTAGCGTGTAAAAGTAAGTCTCCATCTGGAGATACATAAAATGATTTTGGTGTTATTGTGAATCCATTCTTACCACCTATACTAGAATCTAGTAATTCAGGTTTATCCATTCCTGAAGGGTTTATTGGAAATGACAATGAATTAACAGGAACTGTTGTTACATTTTCATTTTTACCATTATTGTACCCTTGAACTTCTCCTACTTTTATTAACTTATATGGATTGTCAATTGCTACTGTAGCTTGACCTTTAATTGCTTTTCCATCTCCTTTAGAAGGCGTTGGTGCTTGTTTTACATCAACAGTTTTATCAACTCCGTACAAACTAATCAATTGTTTTTTATAAGCCTCTATAGCTTTTGCTTTTTCTGTATCTTTAAATCCTGATGTTCTAAGGTCATCATCTGTAGTCGCTCCAATTTCGGAAAGATATACCGCTAAAAATCTATCGTCATTCATTTTACTTTCAGCAAGTTTACCTATAGCTATTTCTGTAGCTCCTGATATTGCTTTAGTACCTTCTTTTCTAAGTGCATTAACTTGTGTTTCTGTTAAATTTCTTTCAAATAAATTTTTATCTTCTTGAAGAACCTTTGTGAAATTAACTGCATTAGGAGCATTATTAATTACAGACAACCAATCTGGATATTTCTCTTCCATTTTTAATTGCATAGCTCCATCAGGCGTTTTCTCATAAGTAGCTACTGCTCCATTTCCATCATTTCCTCTTCCAAATACAATTTCCCCATTACCCAAAGACTTTATTTTTTGAATACCTGCCTTTGACCACTTAGAAGCTATTTCATCTTTTCCTGCTGCTATAGCAAATCTATCTACACTTTCCTTTAATACCTTAGTGTTTTTATTAACACCATTTATATATCCAAGAATCCTTTGTCCTTCAGTAAAGTATTTAGGATCTTTAGTTTCTTCATAAAGCCTCTTGTTTTCTAGCCATTTAGGCAATAAGTCCATAGCTTCTTTATTGCTGTATTGGTCTTGCAAACTAACGCCAGAAGCATCGAATGTAACGAAGTCTCCAAATTCCTTAGATCTTTCAGCCTTAGCCTTGTCTTCAGCAGCTTTCTTAGCAACTTTTAACTGTTCATCTTCCTTAGCTGACTTTACTAAATTATCTATATTTAATTGCGCTACTGCTCCGAAATCAGCTTTAGGAGCGTCTACTGTAGCATAAGCATTTAATTTTCCTATAGCCATTATTCTACGTATTGTTGGTTATACAATGTTTGACCCATGTTTGGAATAGAACCAAATCCAGAATAATTTAAAGGAACTGGTGTAGATGCAAATCCTTGATTAATATTACTACTAAGTGGATTAGATGCTCCTGGGAATTTAGGTGTTGGTACTTTTAATCCTAATGAAGAAGGAACTGCTGATCCAGCAGCTTTAAATCCTTCTGCTGACTTTGCCGCTGTAGACAAACCTTTTAGCTGAGCATATCCACTAGCCGCTGCTGCTGCACTTTGAAACATACCTTGTAATCCTTGATATTGTTGTTGTTGACCTGCTGAGAACTGAGAAGATAATGCAGCTAAATTTTCTCTTCTTCTTTGCTCTTCAATTTGCTGAACAGTCATATCTCCAGAGGCTATAGCTTGGTCAATGGCTTTTCTTTGAGCGTCTAAGTCTGCGCCTATTTCTTGAGCTACTGCTTGATTTCCAGCCTCTACTCTACCAAGACCGCCAACAACCCCTCTAACTCCAGCTCCTTGCAAAGCCTCTACTTGAGACGCTGCTAAATTCTGTTGTGCTTCCTGCTTCAAATCAGCACCATATCTAGTGATGTTTAAGTCTCTATAAGAGTTTTTTAACTCTTGAACAGGTTGATTTTCTAAATCTTTCCTAGCTTGTTCCGCTTGTTTAGAGCCACTATATGCCTGATATGCAGACATTCCTACTCCTACAGCTCCTATCGCAACTGATGTTACTACTGCCATGTTATATATTTTTATTTGTTATTTTAATCATTTCAGTGCAATTATCACTCCCTTTAATAAAACCACAACTTAAATACTTATTAATTAAATTTTGGTTCTTAACAGAAGTATATATTATAGAATATCCATTTACTTCAGATAAATAAGATAACCCATCTATCAAAAACTTTATGCACTCATCTCTAGTTACTTTATCCTTTACATTTGGATTAGAAACTATATATTCCATCCAACACATATTAGAGTTTGTAAAGTATAAGAAACCAGCACATACCTCAACTCCATCTTTTGTGACCATGATACCACACTTGCCATTTTCAGGTAGTGTTACTTTAGGTGGTGGAGCGAATCTAAACCACTTCCACCACTCTACTAAAGTATCATAATCGTAATCATTTAACCATCTTGTTTCCATACTTACAAAAGTAGGTAAATTAAGAGAAACTTTTTATCGCTTCACTATTAACCGAATAAACTTCTGAGTATGTATTACTGCTTAATTTAGCATCAACTTTCATATAGTACCCAAGTAAACCACTGGTCTCTGAAGATTGTGATTTAGATGAAACCAAGAATGTTCCAATAGAAGCTCCAATAACACTACTCAAAGTTATAGTTTGTCCCAATATACTTGTTATATTTCCAATAAAAACCAAGTTAGAATCTAAAACTCTATCTCCAACACTAACTAATCCAGAAGAGAATCCATTAACAGTAACTACATTACCAACAATTAAAGAAACACTTCCTAACCCTTGTACGCTTAATGTAGCTGTGTCCACTGCGTTTTCTCCTTCTCCTCTAACATATCCGTACCAAACACCTTCTTTCTTGCTTAAATCAGCTTTATTCAAGTATCCATTCTGAAGGTCTGTTTTAAGAGTTATATCCCAAGAATTAGTTCCTTCAATCTCTATGGTTTTAAAATTCTTTCTTGTACTTGGTTCTTGAGAGAAGTTAAATGAAAATGTACTGTCAGATTGAACTCCGTAAAAAGTACTGTAATTGCTTGTCGCATTATGGTTGTGTTTGTAAACTTCTCCATTCTTAAACGACAACAAGTGATTATTTACTCTTAACATTTCTTCAGGATTAAATGTTTGCTTAGTTGCAAATCCATCAGCATCTGTAGAATAAACCCAAGTTACATATTTACTTTCATTGGTCTTAGTTGTGTATTTTATATTACAGATATAAATATCGTAAAATGAATCGTATTGACCTATGATGTTATCTATCTTGTTATCTCTAAACAATCTCTTGAAGTAATCCTTCATTCCATTATTAGATATTTCAGTAAGACCATTTGAATCATTGAATCTTAATACCACTCCTCTCTTAACATCCGTACAAAACATATTTCTTCCATACTCATCAAAACTTTCTGCGTGAGTAGATATTCCATATTCTCCACCATAAGGCACTTGCTGACCTAAAACATTCTGTATTCTAGATAAGTTTGTTGTTGCATCTGAATTGTAAAGTAAATCTTTACCATATAACACTTTACTCCACTTATCTTCTTGAATAATCAACAAATCTGTTTCGGTAGGGTGCATTCTAATAATCCTTCCAAACCTTTTATCTATATCATCTTTATAGTTTGCTGTAGATAAATTAAACTCATTAAGTTTGTTTACAGAAGTTGAAGATTGATAAACATCGCTATATGTAATATCAGCATATCTATTAATCTGTTTGTATTTGTCTTCTGTTGTTGATGTTGGGCAGAAATCAATGAATAACTTTTGCTTATTAAACGAATCTTTTATTTGATTGCTCTCTACTCCATTTCCAAACGAAAAGCAATTGAATGCTCTTGTTAGTAAGTGGTCTCCAGGTTGATGTGCTCCATTAGTTATTTGGTAAATTTCTGGAGTTTCAAAATATACTATAGAATCATTTTCTTTTGGTATCGTTTCAAACACAAATAAACCAGACGTTATTCTTATAGATATATCTACATAAATTTCTGCATATACACTATCATATCCAATTTCAGTACCTTCTATGCTTAGTTCACATTTTCCAGTTACGATATTAGTAGGACCTACCGTTACATTAAATTCTTTGTCTGGATTAGATGTAGATTCAAAACCAAGTGGTAGCACTTCTTCATTAAAGAAATCTTCAAACTTGTCATAAGATTTAGAACTTACATACGTTTTATTAAATAATACTTTAGAATTTACCTCAGAATACTTACTTACAAAATCCAACGTCATTATACTTCCTTGCGGTATTGCTAAGGGGGCGGTGTCATCGTTAAAAGCATTTATGATTGCGATAGGTTTTCCGAGTGAAGATGCGTTAGCTTTGTTGTATTCTATGAACTCATTTTCAGAATATTGATAATCTATATAAGTACCATCTAATTCTGCATAAAATCCGCTTGGTTCTACAATTAATTTATTGTTAGAGTCTCTGTTGTCTGCTAAGAAATCTTCATCTTTATCTAAAAGACTTAGAACTCTTGTTTTAACGATTTTGTCTAAAGCACCACTCTTATCTCTCTTTACAACAAGTTCATCTCCTACTCTGATTTTATCCTTTGTCTGACCCTTTATTAATACCCAGAACTTGCTTTCATCATAAAAGAATTGATTGGCATATATAGTTTCGTAATCTACCCTATTTTGTTTTATAGCAAAACCATATCTCTTAGCCCAAACAGGTGGATTTTGAATACTAGGTATTGATACTTTTATAATATTCTTTGTGTCAGATGAAGAAGCAGGAATATAAGTAGTGTTGTTTTCAGATGTGAGTGCCGTTGTCTTTCTACCCTCCTCATCTTCGTAGTACATACAAACCTCATAACTTCTATTTGACTTCATACTGCTATTAACACCAACTTCTCTGTAATACACATCCGAAGAAGTGGGTTCGAAAAATTCGTACTCAAATTCATCTGGAGTAGGGTCTGGATTATCCTTTATATAAGTTATAGAAGGAAGTTTTATACTTACCTTATTAGGAGAAGGACTAGTTACTATAAACTCTTCAGATGAGCTAAGCACAAATCCTAATGGTGGTTCTGACATAGCGTCAACAAAAGAAATACTAAGCGTGTCTTGTATGTCGCTTACAAAAGATGAGTTAGCGAAGAAGTCATCAAAATCATAGAAGTCATTTAGGAATATATAAGTATAGTAATTAGTAAAAAAATTATCTTCGTGACCAACATAGTTAGACTTTATTCTAAGTTTAATTTGAATAGAAGTTCCTTTTTTATAAGTCACATAACTAGGAAATGTAAAAGATACATACCATCTAATGTACGGATACGCAGCGTCTAACTGTAGAAAACGCAACGAATCTATCTCTTGTTCTGTTAGGTTTTGAGATATATATCCTACTGAATAATCTACTAGCACATCATTTCCGTCTTCATCAACTAAATCCCTTCCTTCAATATAATCTCCATACATCAATCTATTACCAGCTATTGCCTGAATATTTGCTGTCAACGGAACATTATCGAAACTTCTAAAGTATTGACTCTCTGGTAATGAACTATATATCTTATTGTTAGAGAAAGATACACTTTGAGTTGTATTATCTCCCCACGATTCGTCTTTCTTTATAAACTTATCTACAACATAAACACTAGAACTTCCACTGTTCTTGAAAAACACATCAACACCAATAACATCTCGACCTCCAGTATTAAAAAATACATCGGCAGAATTGTATTTATTCAACATTCCAACGTTCTCCATAGTCTCAAAATTTAACGAGAACACTTCAGGGTAAAAGAAGTATTCAGACCATTGAGATATAGCAGAATAATATCCATCATTATACTTGTATCTATACGAAAAGGAAATCATCTTATCCTCAATCTCGTTAGACTCTAAGTTTTCCGCATCAACCTTTCCTGTAATAGTTGGAGATTCTTCAGGAGAAGGCTTTATAACGCTTATTTCTAATGAAGTGAATACATAAGCAGGGTCTGCTGTAAATAACGCTTTAAATCTATCTATATTAGCAATTCTTGGAGGATTGAAACCATCTGTCCAAGCCATTAACGTATCTTGGTTTTCTGAGTTAACTACAAAGTGAGCGTGAGTTATTCTATATCCTAAATTAAAATTTAAAGCTCCTCCAACTATACTTTTTAAAACCACAATTGTAGTCTCAGTCTCTACATTATATTCAATAACATAATCGTGATTAGTTCCCTTTATAAAGTAGAATAATCTATTGTTGGCATCATCAGACATAGACCCAATTACCACAGCCCCAGGAATATTTAATGAAGTAGTCTTAAAGTTTCCTAAGACCACCTTCCCAACACCAGCAGCTCCTCCATCTTCAGAAGTAACCATAAAGTTCTCCGCATCTGTTAACTGCCCATTAGGGGTTAACCTTTCGTCAAAGTCTTTATTTACTTTAGCTTGAAGAAAATTATTTTGTATTTTCATCTATATATTTATTTTAGCCATTGTTTTCTATTATTCAATATGCCATGAAGATTAACTTTTCTCAACTCTAACAATCTAATCTTTGCATTTTGAAGTGCTGAATGGTAGTCTCTCTTAGCTCTATTGATAACATATTCTTGAACACCATACTTGTTATTAAGAATCATATACTTAACATACTCGTAAAGAGCTTGTTCTGCAAACTTATGAACACTAATAAACTCAGGGTCTCCCTCTAGTCCATCAGAGATGTATTCTATAACAACTATTTTAGAGAAAATGTTTGAAGAGAAATTCATTCTACCAGTTCTCTTATCTATTACAAATGTTCCATTACCATTTTGAGACGTATCAAAATTAAAGTTTGGAGATGCTGACACTGTATAGTTACCTTTAGCTTCATCGCTTGGAACTTTTATGTATGTAGAACCTGAGAAGTTATTCTCAACAACACTTGGTGTAGCCTCCAATGGATACCCATCTTGGTCAAATAAGATATTGTATTGGTGGTCTTGTAAGTATGATCTAGCAATAGTTGTTTTATTATTAATTGCTAAAGGTTGAAGAGTTCCATCGTCTCCGACTACAGACACTCTAACATAAGAAATATAATCAACTGGAAGTGGAACACTAAGTGTATCTCCAATCTCTAGCTCTACATTTCTAATATCTTTCAAAGCATCATAAGACAATTCTGATATACCTCTCTTCATGTGGTATAAGACATTATATCTCTTTACATTAGACAATAGTTTATCATCTCCAACCATATTGGTAATGAAGTTGTTTACTAACTCCGTCAATGTAACATATTGGTATTCTCCCCATTTAGCCTCATCTTCATAATAATTGATAGGAGGAGTAGTTATATCGTGACTCATAGTTTATATTTTTATAATCCGTTTCTTTGGTCCTTGTATGTCTCTTCTGCTTTTACAGCTTGTGTAACCTCAGCTTCTCTTATTGATATTCCACAGTATCCTAAAATCTTTGTGATTAATTCTACCTCACAAGATTGGTGTAATTCAAAGTCTTGTCTATCTACAGCAGAAGCATTATAAACTGGATTTCCTGCTATCTCTATATAAGTCCACTTAGGTTGTTTTGGAACTCTAATGTATGTAGCTGATAAATCAGTATCTAATAACGTATTTGGATATACTTTGTATTTACCACCAATGTTTACATAGATAGGATATTCTGCTGACGGAGCAATAAGACTATTGTTTACAACTCTATTTATCTCTAGTTTAGAAACCTCCTCTACATCGTACTTATCCTTGTAAGTAATGTTTAACATTCTATACAAGTCTGTAGCATCTACTGAAAGCATATTATTTGAGTCATAAGACATATCTCCAACTTCAGTAAGCTCATCTATCCTCTCTCTTAGTTGCTTTGGAATATCAGAGTATTCTGAATGATACATTCTATTGTTTTGCTTTAAAATAGCTTTTGCGTACTTGTGGAAGTCATCTTCAAATATAGCCATTTGAGCCATGTCTGAGAAACTGTTGAACTCATTAGGAGTAATAAATCCACGATTTTCTTTATTTAATACAAAGAGAACAGTGTTTCTTATTTTGTTAATATTAATCATATTATATTAGTTTTGTACAAAGATACTTAATTTATAAAATAAAAAAACCACCGAGATTTACAAGGTGGCTTTTCTTACAATTATATTATTATGTTAAACTAACTTCGCTTCAAGGAATTGCATAAACAATTTACCTTCTTTAGATGTGTGAAGCCACCTAGCTAAAGTATCATTAGGCTCGCTATCATAAGGTACTCTACATAGTACATTTCCTTCGTTATAGAAAACCAAATCTTTTAATTGAACTAATCCTAATTCTTGAGATTTAATAGCTACCGCTTTTAATTTAGTTAAATCATCAGCAACTAAATGTAAGAATGTAGCTGGGTCTTGTTTAGCGTACATTAATACGTCTCTCTTAATCTCACTTGTTTTCTTCTTAGTAACAGATGTTCCGAATAAAGCCAATGCGATGCTCTCTAATTCTAGAGCTTCTAAATCAAAAGCCACTTTCATAGCTTCAGCTTCTACAACTAAATTATTCAATTCTGATTCAGCATCTTTCTCAGGATTGTGTTCTTCAAACAATAATCCTTTGTGTGGATGTAATTCAAGAAATTGCTGTAATGTCGGGTTGGTTTTAGGAACTTCTAATTTTCCATTTTTAAATACAATGAACCCTAAGATACTATCATCAAATTGTTCATCTTGAAATACAGAGGCATTGTTTGTAGTATATCTTAATGCTCTACTTCTGTTTTTAGCTTCATCATAGTATTGAAGAGCCGAATGTTGTTTGTGTCTGTTCTGTAAAAAGAACTGCAAAGGAGTTTGTTCTCCTATTAAAAAATATACTCTGTCCTTGATAGAGTCCTCTACCATTTTTTTTCTTATTGCCATTGTTTGATTAAATTAAATATTTATGCAAAGTTATGTAAAAAAATGACTATATTTGCATTAATCATACTTAACGCTGTGAAGCAGGGAGTTTTTTAAAACTAAAGTATGGCTTACTTATATAGACACATTAGAAAAGACAAAAATGAAGTCTTTTATGTTGGAATAGGAACTGGAGCAAAAGGAAACTACGAAAGAGCTTTCAGTAAAAACAGAAATCACTTCTGGAAAAAAATCACAAGTATTACGGAATACGAAGTGGAAATAATGATTGAAGATGATAATATTGAATTTATTATTGAAAAGGAAATAGAGTTTATATCTCTATACGGAAGAAAAGATTTAAAGAACGGAACTTTATGCAATCTAACTAACGGAGGAGAAGGGATTGTAAATTGTAGTAAAGAATCTAGACTTAAAATATCAGAGGCTAGAAGAAACCACAAAACATCAGACAAAGCTAAATTAGCTATCAGTAAGGCTACAAAGGGAGGTAATAACCCAAGAGCATTAAAAGTGATAAACAAGGTATCTATGGAAGTATTTAATTGCCTGTCTGACGCAGCTTTATCTTTCGGAATTAATAAGAGAACATTAGGGTATAATTTGAACGGTAGGTTTTCTAATAATACAGATTTCTTTTACTACAACGAGTATTTAGAAAAAGGACTTGAAAAGCTAGAAGAAGAAAGATTAGCTAAAATAAACAAAATTAAAAATAGTGTTATTGAAAATACTAAGAATAGAATCGTGTCAGAAGAAACGAGATCTAAATTGTCAAAAACACTAAAAGGGAAGAAACCTTCTCGGAAGACTTTAGATGCACTAACAATTAGAAATCTACCAGAAAATAATCATATTAGTAAAAAGGTTGTGAATTTAGATACTGGAGAAGTTTTCTTTTCCATAAAAGATGCAGCTGAATCAGTAGGAAAATATAGAACGTGGTTGTCTATTAAACTAAGAGGCAAGATTAAAAACAATACTTCTTTTAGGTATTGCAAATAAAAAAAGGAGGCTGATGTAGCCTCCTTTAGTTTTGCATACAAAACCCTTATGATTTTAACATAACGAAGTTATTACGAGAACATACACATAAAGCACGCTCCGATAATAAATGCAATTCGTTAGCATCTAAATCACTATTGTTAGCACCACCAGCTGAACCAGTAGCCCATACTTTGTAACGTCTGTCTTCTGTAGCAGATTTACGGTATTTAACGTGTAAGAAAGGTAATGTAGCATTAACTCCTAATACGTTATCGTAAACTGTTTTAGTTCCAGATGGAGCTAAAAGACCGTTAACTTGAGCAGTACCTGTGAAAAGACCACGAGCAGTAGCGTCATCTAAGTATCTCCATTGGTTTTTGTAGATTTCATAACCAGCCAATTTGAATCCTGTGAATCCTAAGTTCAAAGCCATATCTTCAGAATTGTTGAAAGCTCCGTAAGAAGTTCCACCAACACCGTAAGAGTTTAATCCAGCTAACATAGTGTCGATAGCTCTATCTTGAGTAAATGTATTGAACATCAAGTATTCAGAGATAGCACCTTGCTTGTTAAGACGAGCTAAGATTTCATCAACTTCAGTAATACTGTCAACTAAACCATTAAAGATGTTTCCTTTAGAAGCAGCTTCAAAAAGACCTTCTGTACCTGTGTAACCAGCAGTTGCAGCAGCAGAACCTGATTCGAAAGCAGTACCTTCAACCATAGCCATTTCCAAGTAGTCATCAAATCTTTGACGAGTTTGAGCTCTTGATTTCAAATACCAAAGGTATCCTGCACCATCTTCTCCTTGTACTTCAACCCACCCAATTTGAGCCATATCAGAACCATTAACTGAATCTTTCTCTTTGATGATGATTGGTTTGTTTGAAAAGATTTCTGGTTGAGACTCAAGAGACTCTTCACGACCATTAGTTCCTTTTCTGTATTCGTTAGCATAAGTAAATACGCTTAATCCTGTAGTAGCCAAAGTACCAAAACCAGCAGCTAAAGTAGAAGCTACAGTAAAGGTATCAGCAGTGACAGCAGTAACCAAACCTTTTTTCTCAACACCAGCACCATCATTGATGATTACAGTATCATTTTTACGGAATGGGTGTGCTACAAGTGTAAATACAGCAGCTACACGAGTTACAGCTTGACCTACTGGTCTCAAACGACCTTCTTCACTCCATTTAATCAAATCAGATTGAATAGGCATTTCTTGAGACATTTTCTCTAAGAAACCTTTTAAAGATTGGTTACCATAACGAGCAAATTCTTTCTCGTGTAATTCAGGTAAGTATTGGTTAGTAAAATCAAAGTTTGTTGCGTCTAAGTAGTTAGATGCTAAAATTTCTTTTGAAGCAGAAGGTGTTAGCTTTACTGCTGGAGTTCCATTAAGTGCCATTGTTTATTGTTTTATTTATTTGTTTTTATTGTACGATTTTCATTGTTAGTCCTCCAGTTTTTAATGTGGATTGAGATGGTCTCATTCCCATGTCGATATTCTTAGAATTTTTAACTTCACTCTCTATTGCTTTAGCTGTTGCAGTTTCATACACATTTTTTAAAATGCTATCATAATTCATTGCTACATAAAGAGCTTTGTGGTATCCCTCAATATCTTTTAATGCTCCATTCTCGTCTAAAAACTTTTGAAAAAAATTGACGATATTGGATTGAGTTTTCTTAACATCTTCTACATTACCTGGCTTGTGTACTAAAGACTCTTCCCCTACTTTGAACTCAAAACCTTTGAAATCATTAGAGAAAAATTCTTCGGTTTTACCCAAGAAATGTTTCGTTTGTTGTTCTACTCCTTCTTGTTGTGCAGATTGCTCTGCTTTTAATTGCTCTAAAGCTGTCTTAGCTTCTTTATAATCTTCAGGTACATTCTCATTATTAACCAATAATGGTACTTTGTATTTCTCCCTTAGTTCATTAAAATGCTCAGTAGCTTCGGCAATTGCTTTTTTATATTCTCTTTGTTTCTTTCTAATATCTTTTTCGTCATCTAAATCTTCATCATAACCATAAGTATCTAGAAACTCATCTTCAATCTCTTCATCGTTTAAATCAGGATTCCTATCCTTAATTAATTTACGAACAAGATCTTCTTCTTCAAAATCAGATGCTTCTCTTTGGTATTCTACAAAGTCAGAATAACTTCTTCCAGTTTCTTTTTTGAACTCAAGAAACTTTTTTACATCCTCATCAAGTTCTACCTCTTGATTTGGTTTTAATTTGTCAAGTAAGTCTGGGTTATTTTTCAAAAACTCAGATACTTTCTCTTCATTTAATTCTTCAATATTTTTAAGAACCTCATCAGAGGCAGGAGGTGTGACTTCTTCTTTTTGTTCAATCACACCATTGCCATCTGCTACATTTTCTAATACTCCCTCTTCGGGTAAATTATCTTGTTTTGTATCTACTACTTCTTCACTAATTGGATTTGGGTCGTGAAATTCTTCACTTCCCTCTAGTCGGAATTTGTAATCCATATTCTTGTTTAAATTAAATTGAAATTATTTTACAAAATTAGTAAAAATTAATATATTTTTCGTATAGACTATCTAGGTTCAAATCCTGAGAAATCGAAACCATCTAAGCTATCTTCTTCTGACTCAAAGTTAATAGCTGGAGATGCTTGTTTTCTTTGTTCTACCATCTTACTTTGTTGTGTAGCTTGTAGCTTTGTTCTCTCGTCTTTCCTATCTTCCTTGAATGTTTCTACGCTCTTTTTATTCTCTACCTCAGCATTTCTAAGTTGCATATTGTAATTAAACTCAATCTCCATTAATTGTTTTTTAAGTTCAACCTCCATTTGCATTTTAGCAATCTCTCCTTTTATTCTTGCGTCTTCAACCTGAGCTTTAGATTGGCTTTCCATTTGTATAAGTTGAGCTTTTGATTCAGAAGCAGCTTGAGCAGACTGAATATTACCTTGAGTTTGAGCTTGAATTTCTTCATTCTTTCTTTTTGACATCTCCTCCATTCTTCTCTTTTTTCTGATAGAAAGGAAGTTTGATGCTAATTTTATGTTTTTAATATTTAGAATTGCGTATTTATCTTCAACTCCTAAGTTTCCTGATTGTATCTCAAATGAAATGTCTTGCTCTAATTTAGCACGTTCTTCATCATCTGGATATAAATCTATATTGATAGCAAAGTCATATAAGTAAAGGTCCTTGATTTCGTCAAGATTGATAACACTTGTTCTACCTATCTTTCTAATTAAATCATTTTTAGATTCAGCAAATTCAAGTACATCAGATATTCTTATTGATACACATCTAGCTAATTGTCTCATAACGTGAAGGCTTCCTTCTAAAATATGTCTTGTAGCTACATTAGAACTGTAAGCTGCCATTTTCTGAAGACCAACTAAGCTATTCTTATCAGGATTACTTCCATCAACAGCTTGGTTTATACCAGTTACAGTTGCAATCATATCTAAAGAGATTCTAATTGATTCCCATAAAGACTGTATCTTATCGCTTCCTGATGAATGTCTTATCTCTTGAATTGGAACTTTTGCATTATTAAATTCCCCTCCAACCGAAGATGAACGACCAATAACCGTACCTGTTTGAAAGTACATATTTAAAGCATCATCTACCGTATAAGCGTTTCCATTTCCTAATGAAATATCAACAAGACCATCTACATCTAAGTATTGACCATCAGGCACAACTCTTTGTTTAATTTGTTGTAGTTTTAACCAAGACATTTGAATATCATCAGCAAAAGGAATAATCTTAGCTACTAATGAATCAATATACCCTTTATAGGTTTTAGGAGCACACATAACATAATTAGGAAGAACTTTGTTTAAATTAGATTTCTCCTTAACCATATTCTTGCATACATGCCATTGTAATAAGATATTAGTTCCTAATACCAATACTCCTTCAAACCAAACCTCTTCTACTTTTGTCAACTTCTCAAAGTTAACATCTCCTTGACCTTTATAAACGAAGTCGTTCCCTTTAGGAATTACTTTAAGACCACCTTGGTTATTCTTTTTCTTTTTCCAAACTTTCTCTCTTGATGTTTTAAAGTTGAAATAAAGTAGTCCTACCTTACCATCAATACCATCGTCAGTTCCATTTGTTACATCAATTTCATAATAGTTGTTCCAAGATTTTCCTACGTCTTGTATTCTATCTTTCTCATCATTTGAAAGTCCTGGGAACTCCTTATATACTTCTGATATATTTACATTTTTATATTCTCCAAAATAGAAACAATCTTTAAAGTAAGGGTCTTCTGTATAAGACCAAACTAAATTAGCAGGGTCTACATACTCTATCTTAACGCCATCTGAGTGAGTAAATCTATGTTTAACAGCACCAAGACCAATCTCTACAATATCCTTCTCGTATCTGCTCTTAATTACATTATTGAAATCATTTTCTTCAAATACAGCTTGAATAGCTAATTCAGAAGATAACTCAATAGATGGTTTATAATCTAGTTGCATGTGCAAGTCTAACTCTTGCTCAGATTGAGGAAGTTTATCTTTTGGTATTGTAGAAATATCTACTCCTAATCCACCCTTAACAGCTTCTATAAACTCTTGACCATCCATTTCGTCTTTTACTTTTTGACGATATGAGATTCTATTTTCAGTAGATACTGGGTCAACAGAAAACGCCTTAACAGAGTAATCTCTATTAGCCATTCCATTAACTATCAAATCACAGAATTTAGGCACAACAGGAACAATACTCCAGTCAAGATTTAAATAAGATAAATCTCCGTTATTAGCCATGTAGTCTTTATACTTTGAAATGCTTTGCAATCCATTAGCATATAGCCTTCTTCTGTGAAATTCAGTCTTGTTGTCAAAGAACTTACAACTCTGTCCTTGTTTTTTAAACCATTCGTATTGAATAGCTTGACCTACTTGAAGTCCGTAATCGGAACTCTCTTGTATGTCAAATGGTTGATTTTGACTTGGAAAACCTTTGAATGTAATTGCTACACCATTTTGTTTTTTTACTCCACTCATTTTTTATATTATCTATTGTTGTTGTATCTTTTAATATTCACTACAATTGGTTTCGATTCAGAATGACTAGAATATAACTTTCTATTAACAGCCATTATAGCTAAACCTGAACTGATAGCAGCATCAAATTTAGTTCTATTATTTATATCAAACTTCATCCAATCATCAAGAGTGTTGTTAAATGGCATATTACCATAGTCTTCAGTCTCGTGATTCATTCCGACATACTTGTCAATATACGCTTCAATAGCAGATGCGTGTATTTGTTTTACGTCTTCAGATGAGTTAGGCATACCTCCGATTTCTTTCTCAGTAGGAGACAATCTGTTGGCTGCTTTGTCGAATCTAGTAATTGCAAAGTTACGATAACCTCTGTTCTTAAAATGGTATAGTAAACGAGGCTTATTGTTCTCTACTAATATAGGCATACCATAGAACACACAAGCCATAAGCACATCTTCAAAGAATATTTCTGCTGTAGATGGTCTTGCTACATACTCTAAAAAGAACGCATTACTAGGTGCGTCTTTCATTGTAAAACCAGTTAATCCGTGTAAAGCTCCTTTAGATGCTCTACTTGTTTCTTCGTTATAATGACCAGAAGCAGAAACTCCTTCTACCGTTCCAGATATATCGTAAGGGTCACATCCAAATGCACCTATATCATCATTTAATGGAGACTTACTATATCCTCCAAATCCAATCTTAGATTCAAATCTATTTCTAAAATCAATAGGTGGTATCCAAGAAACCAAAAACCTACCGTTATTATCAGGATGCCATTCTACAGACGTATCTGGTATTCCATCTTTCCAAGCAAATCTTCCTCTAACAATATCATTATTTACATTTATGCTATCATTAAATAATTTCTGCTCATTTATTTTCTCAACATTAAATAAAGCCTTTAGCAATTCATCTCTAAATGCTTCGTCAGTGGTCATTGGAAATGCTCTAAGCTCCTCATTATAAGCAACGTCATTTTCTTTCCTCTTAGCTTTCCTTTTAGCTTCTAAATAAGCAATAGACCCTACAGTCTTTCTAACTCCATTAACATTCGTAAATGATTCTCCTTTTTCTACTAATTCGTGACATACTCCATAAACATCTGTAAACTCAGTCATATTCTTGTGAGCTGGAAGGAAAAAAGAATATAAACCACTTGGTGTTCTATCTGTAGTCTTATCTCTTTTCTTTACATCAGATGCCAAGTATAAAGACTTAAATTCAGAACCACCCTTACTCATTGCATTAACTGTAGAACCTACAAATGCTTTCCCTACAATCTTTCCACCCTCATCAAATGTAGGGGATACTTGACCCCAATGCTTTTCGAAGTTAGCTCCACGAACCCATTTAGAAGCCTCATCAGCTAAGTATCTAAACATCTTTTGTCCATCATAAGAACTCTCTACAGTAGGAAGGTAATCTATAAGTGTATTTAAATATCCGTCTGTATTGGTATCTTGCTTCTTCTTTGCAGCCTTACTTCTATCACTTGGTTTAGCAAACTCTAATAATTTCTTAGAGTCTAATGTTCCTTTAACAACTGGTTGAAAAAAGAATGGTAGATTTAAAAATCCGTATGAGAATTTAGAGAAAGCCTTTTCAGCATCGTTATCTGATTTAGATGTAATACCAAGTCTTGAGTTTATTGTTGATGTACTATCATTAAGCATCTCGCATATAATCTGATATGTGAAACCAGTTCTCCTTGACTTAACAAACATCTCTCCCAAGCATCTAGTATCTACAACACAAGCTCTTGAGAAGTAAAACATATCTCTTTGAGCGTATCTGAAATCCATATACCCACCACTATCCTCCATCTTTACCCACTGTAAAGCAAAGTAATGGCTTCCAGTTATATATACAGGTTCTCCATTATTATAAAACCAAACCCCTTCTCTTCTTCTTCTAAATTCCTCTACTATATAAGAAGCATAAGCATCTTCGTTCTCAGGAGACAATCCGCTTGGAACATCTAATCTTTCCCAGTATTGGTCTTTCTTTTTCTTATCGTGAAATAATATTTTCTTTTTATCTTTAGGAACTTCTGGAAGTGTAATCTTCAAGTTATCTAATTCGATAACCTCTCCTCTAGTTCCAAAAGGACATATACAGACAGAATCATTTTCCTCTACATACCAACTCTTATAATAGTTTTTTAAAGGAAACAATTCTCCATTAGCAAACTTCTCAGGATAACCTCTTTTAAATTCATTATCCTTTAGGTTTATAGCATCAGCATCTAATTGCAATCTTAACTCAATAAGAGAAGAATCTATCTCTACAATAGCCTGATGAATAATTGGTTTCGCACTAATAGCAGCAGCGTGTTTTGATGGGTCTAGGTCCGCATAGTCAATCCTCTCTCTTAACGCACTTCTAAGTACATTTAAAGACATATCTCCTGCTGATACTAATCTACCAACATACAGCTTTAGTTTTTCCTCTGAAGGGGCGTTATTTGAGTTTTGCCACTTTAACAGCAGTTCTTTTGTGTACTTGAAAGAATCGGTTTTAGCCTTCACAATACTCTTTAGTTTATCAGAATCTACAGCAGACGTATCAATAGGGTATTCTAATCCCTCTATTGTAATATCTACAGCAATCTCTATGTCTTTACTTAAACCTTGCATAAGATTCTATTAGAGTTCATTAAATACAATCTTGTATTATGAATGTTAAATTCGTATTCGCTATCTCTTTTAAAGAAAACCACATCCCCATTACTAAATCCTTCCTCCTCTAGCGATTTTGGAGTGGCGTATAATACTCCTTCTCTTTCCACTTCAATAGTTCCTTCAAACTTAGAATCCTCATCAAATGGAGATACAAAACAAAATGGGTCTAAAGACTTTAATTCAGAATCATTATATATAATTCCGTATATCAAACTCTCCTCTATGTAGTATAGGTTTTCTGTTATCTTATACATAGATGGTCTAGGGAATCCTTGGTTGTCATATTGCGTTCTAAATGTATTATGCTGAACCACAATAGTATCTCCTTCCTTTATCTCTCCTTTATAATCAATAGGAATAGTAATTACCACAGCCATTCTTTGCGTGTATGTGTGGTCTTCTATAGATGTGTTTACAATTAAACCGCTATCTATTTTGTTTATGTATTCCTGATTCCTTAATGGTCTAATGATGAAATAAAGTGGACTCTTCATATTTTACTCCTTTGTGTTATATTCTATATGACTAATTGAATTTACATTAAATGATTTCCACTTAACCTTGTGGTCATCGTCTTGCAAATATACATCAAAGAAGTTCTCATTTCTTACTATATCAGATACAGTCTTATCTTTTAAAACCGTGCT